GGTGTCTGGCTCATAAAATTCAGAAGGCTAACAAGGGAGTCATGGCAACGGGAACTAGCCGTTGTCGCGGTTTGGAGATTCGGAGTCCTGCGCGGCTAGTTCCCGCGCCATACCCCCAGCGTTCGGTTTACGGATAATCGGTGTATTGGCTATACACCTCAGCTCTTTCTCGGCATAAGTAAGCGCAGCCGAGAGATCACCACGGCGGCACGCCGCATGAAGTTCAATTTTGTAATACAATGCCCATGCGCGATGCCAGAACCGAACAAATCGGATGCAGGCAACGGCTCGGGGCTGGTCTGTCGTGTTCATTGTAGTCATTTGCTCGCCGTCGCCTGATGTGGGTCGTTCTCCCAAGAAAATGGGTGTTCAACGATTGGCATTGCAGCGCAGCTTCCCGCTGTCTCACGCCATTCCTCTGCGGCCTTGCGAGCGTTGTTTCGTTCGCGCTCAAGTCGCCTTGCGAGAGTTCTTAGGTTCTCCACATGATCAAGAGGGTCGCGCCCACTCACTGCATCTGTTTCAGGTGTATCGTTCATAATTCAAAAGAGGGAGAACAAATCGTCACACCTAACGGGCGACAACATCGTTCTTGGTTTTCAGGCTTCTTTCCCGCCCGTAGGTGGACTTTGGACGTTAGCCAAAGAAATGGAGAAGCATTTGCAGCCCCATTGCGATCATCGTGGCAATGCAACAAGACCTCCATCGGTCGCGGTCTTGTGTGACGACGTAAAGTTGGTTGCTCAAATCCTGTTCTCGATTCATGCCTTGCTGAATTAGGGTTGTTCTGTGGTCTTTCATAATCAAAATTGGCTAACAAATCGGATGCAGGCAACGCTCGAAGGTCGTTCTGTCGTGCTCATAAAGTCTTGTGCTCGCGTTCCTGATCCGAACCGTTCGGCTCATCAATTTCGCAGCCACATCTTCCGGCGCAATCTGGGCATGTTTCTTCGCCACAGGAGGGGCAGCAATACACGTTTTCGTCGGTTATCACCGTGTAATGACACCGTGGACACTCCGAAGCCGAACAAGGGCACTGCACCACAACGCCTATGGCGTTGCTGTCCTGCGTGTTATTTGAGTCTGATTCCGCCATAGTCGTGTGTGAGTTTAGATGTTCGCAAAACAAATGACGCCATTACACCAGTCGAGTTCCAGTCGCTCGATTTCTGCGATGCTGGCACGGATGTTCTTGGCTCGTTCCGCACAGGCCCATTTCGAGTGCTGGTCAGTCGCGTTGACCGCATCCATAATGCACTTGTCGGCTACTTCCGCCATGCACGCTCTGGCTTGAGAAAGAGCGTCAAACGGAAATTGCGAACAAGGCGATGCAGGAGAACACTCTCCCGTTGAGTCTTTTGGTGTGTTCATGGCTTTTTGGCGGGAGAGTGTCTCTGATCTTGGACGTTCGGCGACCAGTTCCACGGCACGGTCAGGTTGCCCATGTTATCGCACGGGAGGGTTGCATCTTCTCGATTGGCACATGGGAAGCACCAACTCCCGCAGCGTGGGCAGTCCTCACCGCTCGGAGAAAAGCGGTCACGAGAAGGCCACTCCCACACATGATTGCAGTCGTGGCATTGAAATTCACGCCACCCCCGCCGAACAAGCCCGCTGGAGACAACCGCTCGAAGTTCGTCTGTCGTGTCATTCATACCTTTTTCTTCGCCGTCGCCTGATCCGAGACGTTAGTCATACTATTCGTCCTCTTCTTCGCAATACTCTATTTCGTTGTCTTCCCACAATTGGGCGAACTCGGGTTTTTCAATCTCGTCCAGTATGGCTTGGATTAGCAGGACAAGCATTTCGGGTTCTGCGGAGCTAAACCTGATGGATGAGCAGATTTGCTCAGGGTCTTTGGGGTCGCGTGTGATCATTGCCGTCACGTTGGCAAGCGTCTCGTTGTCGAGGTTTTCAACGGCTAGGGCAACGCCAAAGTTGGTGGCAAAAGGCGAATCTTGGATGGGTACTTTTTCAGTGTTCATGGTGGTGTGAGTGCTTGATTGGTTTTTTCTGTGATGTGGTATGTGATTGTGCGGCCATCGCGGGTGCGGGTAAGCCAGCCTTGCTTTACCGCCAGTTGCAGTGTGCGGATTTGTGGGGATGTCGGCCACAGGAGCATCTCTGCCCACGTTGCGCTGCCGCCGTAGAGGTACATCCGCAACAGGACAATGGACATCCCGTGGGGTATGCTGTCATAGAGCCTCAGAAAACTCGAAATCCATTTCATGGAAGTAGTGTGAGCTTGTGCTTATCCGCCCAAAGACGGAGCGTTTTATATGTGGCATTAACTCGGCGTTCGATCAAGTCCTGCGAATATCCGGCTTTCCGCATATCGTTGGCGCGGATGATCTTACGCTTTTGCTCGTCTGTGGTTTTTGCTGTGGTGGAGTAGGTTAGCATTGTGTTGTGGTTAGAATTGTTTGGCCATGTAGACCACGTTGGACTGATTGACTTTGACTTTGCCATCTGTGGCAGAGGTGATGAACTCGCAGAGGGGGGGAACTACTGTTTCGTTGTATTGCCGCAAAAAGAAACTGGGGCTATCCGGCCAGTCCGATGATTTGCAGTTGGGATTTCTCTGTTTGAAGATCACATCGCATGGAAGGTGGAACCAAGGGCTGTCTCGCATCTCGTTGGGGTTGTGCTTCCACAAGCCCATTTTGCGTAGCTTGCCCAAATCTGCTGCAAGAGACATGATCATCGCATACGACAGAATCCAGTGGCCATCAGATTCTTCTTGAAGATGAGAGATGTCCTCAAGCAACATGGTTGATTATCCCCTATGTGAGATTTTGGTTTTGAGGGCCACATTCTTCGACCATGCGAAGGTGAGGTCATCAACTATCTCTTGGATGGAGTCTGCGGCATCGTCGCGTCCTTCCTGCTGGAGCCTGTCTATGCCAGACACGGCTTTGGCAATGACGGATTCGATCTTGCCCAGAAGCTGCATATAGGCGTGCTGGACTTGCTCATCCAAGGTGCGAGGCAGATTCCGCTCTAGGAGATTCCTGAGATGCGGATTGGGGTTTGATGGGGGATCTGTAGGTGTCATGTGGGTGTTGTGAAAGCGCACCATACGAAAGGCTCGTCTTGTGACAAGCGCAATCGTATGGTGCCGGATTTTTTACCAAGTGGCGTTGGCGCGGGAGGCCACTTCCGTTGCGGCTTCCCACAGCCCCATGTTCACCTTCATATCCGCTTGGATGTTCTTGATGCCACGGGTGGCACGGAACGAGCGGTTGGTGGCCCTGTTGAAGCGACTGATGTCGCGCTGCCCACCACGGGTGAGGTTTTCCTGAATGCGGTTGAATGCGTTCCAAAGGGTGAGTCCTCGGTCTTCATCACGGTGCAAGTCCAGCAGCATCTGCGGGCCAACGGGGTGAGTGGCACGGTCAACGCCCCATCGGAGGATTGCCCCCTGCTCTGCCAAGTGCAGGGCATCATCGTTGCTGACTCCGATGGACTTCCATGAGTCGATGACATCGATGACCTTGGAGGTCTGGCCAAGAATGGTGTGGCCTGCATCCAGAACACGATCCATGGTGAGCTTGTGGTGGCCGAAACGGACATCCGCTACGGTTGAGGTGCTGACGACCATGCCGTTGGCACAGGCGAGGCGGAACACCCCAGCCGTCATGCGGAGTGCGCTGGTGCCGTCATGGCCGTTGATGACCACCATCTCCATCCGCTCGCTGCCGACGTTGCGGTTGGCAAGGTCGTCGATGCGGGCAAAGCGCAGGAGGTGTTTCTGCAACCCTTGACGCTCCGGCTTGCGGGGCTTGGCTGCGGAGCCACGGGTGACGACCCAACCTTCGCCACTAAAGGCGTCCACGATGTCGGAGGTGGGAATGAAGCCGTATCCAGCGGACAAGTGGGATGCTGGGGCGGTTGCGTAAACGGCTGATGGTAGTGTTGCGATCATGTTATTTGATGTGTTTGTTTTGTGTTTTACTGAAGCTGCATCGAGCAGCGATGTGAAGAGATTAGCAGATGGGCTGATGCCGTCAATTCAATTTATGAATTATTTTTCTGCGGCTGGCTTCAACTTTGGTCTGTCGTCGTTGAGGGTTCCTTGTTGTGTTGCTGTCAGCACGATGAAAGCGTTGGCTGCGATGTGTGCCATGTGGGATAACCCACTACCTGGATCAATGTCCTCGCCCCGAGCATATGCTGCCCAGTGGCGTCCGATTGCGGCGATATAGGTGTGCGAGCAAACCGTAGCACCGATGAAATTCCACGGGCCATAGGTGGCTGCGCCGAAGCCCATCACCCTTGCCGTCTCCAGTAGGGCATCGGGCGGGAGTAGGTTCATCGGTGCTTTCAGTGAGCCTGCGCGGCCTTTGGGGTCGTCTGCGGTGTATGTGGGGGCATGGCTCATGCTGCACCCCCTTCCCAGTTTTCGCAGCGCAGGTGGGCTTCGCGCTCACGGGCGGCGTAGAGCTTCTCCACGAACTGGCGTTGGTGGCTGTCGGGGTTGTCCATGGCCATCTCCACGGTGTAGCGGTCAGCCCCGCACAGATGAGTGCTGGGCAACTGGAGAAGGCGTTCGCACATCCGAAGGTGGCTGCGAAGCTCTTCAAAGTTGTGCGAGGTTTCCCCATCCTCTATGCTGTCTGGGGTGAGGATGATCGGGGGGAAGGTGGCTTCCATGGGTTCGTTGCGTGTGATGTATTCTGAGTCTTTCATGGCTTTGCTTTCTTGGTTGTGGATTTGATGTGGGTTTTGTGGAGTTGAGCGCGGTATTTTGAGAGAAAAGCGGAAACGAGACGCTTGAGGATGTATGAGCGTTTCAGGCCGTTGGATTCGTGTGTGATCATGTCATATACATCTTGCATGGATGCGCGTTTGACGAATGGCTGGAGGGTGATCCAGGAGTTGAAGTTTGGTGGTTTTTTCATGTGTTATTTCTTGTAGAACTCGATGGTTGCTCCTTCTGCTGCCAAGGGCAACCCAGATGCCCACTCAGGCATATCGGTGAGGCACTTGGTGAAATGGTCGAGACTGTGCGGGGAACCACGGGTGAGGCGAACGGCTTCATCGTGGACGAGCATGACAATCTTGTGTCCCGCTTTGATGGCGTTGGCTGTTCCCATAGTCATCACGTCTGCGGCAACTGCCTGGGTGACATTCTCCACCAGTTTGCCCCCGTACGTTGAGATTCGGCCCCAGATTTGTTTCATCGGAATCTGCCCGTAGAACGTGATCTGGTCGTCCTCAATCGCGGGATCGGGGAAGGACAGATGGCGTTTGCTGGGCAGCTTGATCATCATGAACCTGCGTCCTGCGGTGGCCAATGTGAACACTTCCAGTTTGCCCACGGTGTGTTTGCTGCCTGGGTTATTGATGGCGTTCTTGCAGGCACGCTCCAGATCATACCAGAGGGACACCACTTTGCGGTGCGTCTTGCGGAAGGTCTGCACGGCAAGCTCTGCCAAGTCCATCGGGACATCCTCCCCGTAGCTGGCGCAGGTGCCTTGGAACTTGGATGCTCCCATGCCGTAGCCGCAGCCCAGAACGGACTGCTTGCCCAGAAACCGCTGGGGCTTCGTCACATCCTCCGGCCTGATCTTGAAAATCCGTGCCGCCATGGTCTTGTAGCGATCCACGTTGCGGGCAAACTCGTCCAGTGCGTCCTCCTGCCCCGCCAGCCAGCAAACGATGCGGGCTTCGATTGCCGCATAGTCCACGGAGTCGAGGGGTTCGGTGCCATCGTTGATAAAGTGCCGGATGCCGGATGCCAGTGTCTCCAGAATGGGGCCATGGATCAACTCCAAGGTGTCCACACTCAGCCCCTGACGCAGGTGGTGGAAGGCGGCTTCGGACTCATCTGTTGACCGCTTCATATTCTGCTGCTGCACCAGCTTTGATGACCAACGCCCAGTGGACGCGCCGTGATAGAACAAAGTTCCGCGCACCCGATTGTCATCCGGCCCAGCAAGCTCCAGCATCGACTTCACTTTCTTGGTTGCGGCGTAGGACATGACACTGCGCAACTCCAGTGCTTTGAGTGCGTCTGCTTCTAGCGTGCTTGTCCACGGTTCCCAGTTCTCAATCTCTTCATCCATGGTGGATGCCCGCAAGTCCTCACCTTGGTAGCCACGTTCACGCAGCCAGATGGTGACTGCTGCCGTCTGGGTGGGGTTGAGTCCTGTCAGCTTGATAAACTCGCCACGCACCCGATCAAGTTCGTTGTCGATCATCTGGCTGGCAGCTTTCAGGGCTTCGATGTCCACGGGGAAACCCTCATCGTTGATGATGAGGTCGTAGACGAAAGCAGCATGGGAGATACCGCCCACATCGAACAGCTTGAGGGCTTTCTCAACTTCCTGTTCTGTGCGAACATCCTGAACGCAGTACTCGCAGAACTCCTTGAATGCGGCTGGATCGTCCTGCGGGAATCTGCGCCACACGGTTCCATGTGTCTTGTCGGGCTTCTGCGGGATGCAGAACTTGCGGATGAGGGTTGAACCCCGTGCATCCTTCTTCTGGCCCAGTTGCAGATACGCTCCGCACTTGGCAAGCGACTGGGGGATGCAGGCACGGCGGGCCATGGCTTGAGTGCAACGCATCTGCTTCGGGTTGAGCGGGCGGAACTTGTGCTGCTTGACCATGACCTCGTTCCAGATGACGTACTCGAAAGAGGCGTTGTGGGCGTAGACGAGGTTAGCTTCGTCGGCCATCATCTCGACGAGCATCTCTTGGGCTTCCATCTGCTCCATGGGGTCGATGAAACTGAGTTGATGCTGGTAGGCCGGAGGCACCCAGAGCAACGGCTTTTCGTGACCACGGGAGATGGCGAGGCAGAGAACCTCGCAACTGGGGTCACGGGCATAGCGATATACTCCCACGGAGTTGAGGCCTGGCTCAGAGTATGTCTCGAAATCCAGGTGATAGTTCATGCTTCTTCTTCTTTGGTGTAGGTGTCCTCGTAGTAGCTGTACTCCTCGCCACGCTTGAGCTTGGCCGTGTTTTCAGAAGTGCGTTCATGGACACGGATGCTGGATGCTTTGACTCCCATATATTGCGGGAAGAAAAACTCCAGCAGATCACGCGCACCAACGGCTTTGACGCTTTCAATGGATTCGGGGTCTTTGATGTGGATTGTGATTGTCATGTGGTATTCGCGTTGCTCATACGGCTTCGCTGGGTGTGATTGTGAAAGGGGTGGGCAGTTTCTGTCATGCCCAGGACACGGGAGGGGTTAGGTCAAGTCCTCGTCATCATCGTCGAGGGTGGTGAACTCGTTCTCAGCCACCACTGGGGTGCTGCCGCCGAAGGCTTCGCCGTCCTTGCTGAACTGCACGGCCAGAACTTCAGCGTTCACACGCTTACCGAACTGATTATCCTGCGCCCAGAGGCGAATCGTCGCATTGCAGAACGAGCCAGCGTAAGGCTTGTTATCCGCAGCCGTGAGCGGCTGGAGATCACGGTCAACCACCACGGGGCGGCGGGACGAGGAGGTGCTGACGAACATATTGGTTTCGTCATACCCGTCGAACTCCTTGCTGGAGCCTTCGTGGAGGCACACCTTGATGCCCTTGGGCAGGGTTGCGCCCCACTTGGCCTTTTTGCACTCCTCGATGGCGTTGGCGAGGGTTTGGATTTGCGCCTTGTCCGCTGACTTGTCCAAGAGGAAAGAGCAGGAGAACTTGGGTTCGCTACCGTTGACGCTTTTGGCGACGAACAGTTGGGGGAATGAGAGGCGCACGTTTTTAAGGCGCACCTTGGACGGATCGGTTGTTTGGTTACTCATAGAGGGGATGTCTGTGGTTATGTTTGGTTTGTGTTATTGCCTGCTGTCAGGCGAAATTGGATTATGGGGAAAGCGGGGGTAGAGTCAATTCAATTTTTGAAATATTATCTGCGGCAACTACTCTGATTCTTCGATGACGGTGAACTCGGTGAGCGCGTCCACGGATGGTTTCCACTCAGGGCGGGGGTCTGCGATGGAGGTCAGCTTCGGGCCTCCGGCGATGCGCTGGGTGAGCTTGTCCAAGGCTTGGGCGTGGAAGTCCTTCTTGTCGATGCCAGCCTCCTTGAGCAGCTTTTCAGCGTTGAAGGGGCTGATGATTTTCTTGTCGTAGGGTTCCACGTTGGCACTCTCCAGAATGGTAGCCGCTGCATCCTCATCCGTCCACTTGCGTGAACCTCTTCCGGCGATGAGCTTTGTCCCTGGGAGGGCGTTCCCTGACACGGCACGATTGAACGCATACTCCTCGCAGGTGGCGAGCCACTTCTTGAGGTCTGGGGCGTGACGGAGAATCTGCGCCAGCTTGTCGTCGGTGATCTCCTCCGGCGGGGTGGGTGAGAGGGGCGCGGGCTGCATCATCTGGATGATGACTGGCGCGTTGACGGCAAGAGCAGCAACACGGGTATCGCAGAAGGAGGATGCGGGACACCATTTGCAGGTGGACTCAGAAGCCACGAACTTCAGCAGGTGGGTAGTGTTGTCCTGAATCAGTTGTGCGGGGACGCCAATCTCCTTTTCGGTGAACAGCCTGAATTTGTCCCATGTGATCTCCCAAGTGGACTCAACGCCTTTCGGGGCGTTGGGGTTGTCGCTGGACTCGATGGTGAGGTCGTCGAAGTCGTCCAAGAGATCGCGGCAACGGGGCTGGAAGATGTGCAGCCGGATGAGTGTGTCGTCGCGCACCCAGCCGTCGAGGTCGTATTCCTCGATTGCGCTGCGTGCGTAGATGCTCATCTGCCTGTTGTGGTCGGCATGGACTTTGACGCCCGCACCGTACTTGAAGTCCACCACGTCGATCCTGTTGAGCGTGTGCTGGAACAACAGGTAATCCACATGACCCTCATCCTGCGGACGGTAGAACAGAGGCACGGCAAGCTCCACGAACGTCGGAATGACAAAGTTGTCCTTGTGCAGGCTGGCGCAGAAGTCGCGGTAGGCTTTGCCGTGCTTGATCATCTCCTCGTTTGCTCCCGCAGGGATGGGCTGGCCCTTCATCAGGGCATCGCACACCTCATGAGCTTTGGTGCCTTCGTCAGCGTAGCGGGAACTGCGCTCCACGATGCGGTAGGCGTTGTCCTCCAAGTAGGCGGGAGATGCTGTGCAAACCGTCCAAGTCGCCGCTTTGCTTGGGGCGAGGCTGGAATGTTTGCGTGTGCCGTGTTGGGCTGGTTGTGTTGTGGGTGTCATGTGTGTATTTATAGGAGGTCGTCGATGTCTTTCTGAATGGCGGAGGAAACTAACCGCATCCCGTAGTTGTTGGCTTCTTCTGCAAATGTTGCATCTTCACCATAGGTTAATGCATTGTTTTTGAAGGGGCGATAGTCAACGTGGTGGTGCCATCGGTTAAATTTGAACACAACCTTGGCTACATCAGGGTGCTGCTGGGCCAAGGACTCTGCGAACTCTTTTCGGTTATCTGTCTCAGCGTACACCGCGTCAGTGTTCCCCCCTTTCATACGCATCGTCGATACCTTACCACACAGGAATGCGTTGAATAGGATGGTGCAAAGACCTTGTTTTAGAAACCGCAAACTCAGATCAGTATCTTCATTGTAACGCCCGCGCCATCTTTCAGTGCGCTCTGTCTCCAGTAGGATGCATGAATACACACGGGTGTTTAGGTAGAAGGGTGGAACCGCATCCGTTTTTTTACAAAACGAGTAGTAGTTCATCCCAGCCATGGGGACATTTGTGAACCGATCCACAAAATCCTCGCAGCAACGGAAAATTGTCCCGTCTGCGACCTTGTACTTTTCGTTTTGATGCAGCCTGTGGAACCCCTCGATGTTGTCATCAAGAATCCAGTATCTCTTTACGCCCATAGCCAAGGCTAACTCCCACACATAGTTCCTGACAGGGATACTTCCCGTTCCAAGATTGCTGAAGGGCGTTACCTGTATGTTGGCATTGGGCCACTTGGCTTGATATTCACTCTCCTCCTGCGGTTCGACAACCAAGGTGAACGGAACCCGCATATTGGTCAATTCTCTGACCGTCAGGCAGCTATTAGCCCGCCCCTTGGATATGACAAAAACAGGGTATCTAGGGTTCATAGGGTCATCCACACTTTTTTCTCCGCTCCCCAGTGGGACTTGAATGGGAACCACGCCGACTTGGTTTTTGGGGTGAAAGTTTGTTCTAGCCTGCTGGATAGCTCTGCCAGTTGTTCAGCATTCTCTACTCTGACAATTATTTGCGCGTATGGACGTTGCTTTGTTTGCTGAAACTCAGGCATTCCTAGCCAGTATTCCTGTTGTGTTGTGGGTGTCATGTGTGTTACAATGGGGTTCTGAGGTCGTTGAGGAAGTTCTCCACCTTGTCGTCTGGCAGTTCGCGAGCGCGGTCAACGCCGTAGGTTGCGAGGATGTACTTGATGATGTCCTTCTTGCCCTCTGTGACCATGACTGAGATGACTTCAGCCACATCCTGACGGACTGCGCCGATGTCCACTGGTTCGGGCTTCGGAGCCTTGGGGGTGCGAGGTTTGCGGACTGGCTTCTTCTCTGGCTCAGGGGTGGGGGCAGGTTCTGGGAAGGCCGAAAGCTCCGCAGCCGCAGCCGCGATCTCATTTTCAGCTTCCGGCGTGAACATGGCGGCTTGGTGGGCGTTCTCCTCTGGGTCGGAGTCCTGCTCTTTCTCCGTCTGCTCGGACACGGCGGTGACTTCGCCAAGGTTTGCGCTCTCCAGAACTTTGGCCACCTTCTGCGCAAACTCGGATTGGGGGGTGTAGTACTCTGGGTTGACCTGTGCATCGGCGGGTGGTGATCCGATTTCTGCCCTTGTCCACTCACCATCGACTCCGATGTAGTATCCGGCGGGTTTCGGGACATACTGGTTGCTGTCTTGGCGGGGCTTGGCCTTGAGGGACTCAAGTGTGTCGATGACTTCGATGATGTCGGAGAGGAGGGAACGTAGTGTGTTCATGTTGATCAGTGGTTTGTGGTCTGGTTGTTCGCGTTGCTCATATGAGCTTCGCTGAAGTGGTTGGGTTGTGGGTATCGCGGTGTGGGGGTGAAATGTCATGGCTGTTCGCTCAGTTCTGCATTTAGAAGCTCGCGTACCTTGTTGATGGTTTCGCGGGATACTTCGACGTAGCCATCTCCGTGGTCGGTCATCTCGGCTTCGATGACGATGGCTTGAAGTTCAGCGCAGAGGCGGAGGATTTCTGCTTTGGCCTCATCGAGCTTGGCCTGCATTTTTTGAAGTCGTTTGGTGGTCGTCATAGTGCTGTGTTTGTGATGTGTTTGTGGTGTGTTTGCGATGTGAGATGCGACTATTTCAGAAACTGAACAGGTTGTCAACGGGGATTTACTTTTTCTCTGATTCGGTTGGATGGTGGTTGGATGGTGGTTGGACGATCAAAGGAGTTCATCGATCTCTTGTTGTAGTGTTGTGGTGTTTTGTGTTTCGTTGCTGAAGTCGCTTTGCTCCTTGAACTCACTCTGTTCGTTGAAGTGGTCACGGGCTGCGGTGTCGAGGGATGCGGCGACTCTGGCCTTCAGGGTTGCGGCGGGGTCGGGGATGGACTGGAGTGCGTCCTTGTGAATCCATACCCGATGCCTGTTGCCATCGTCTACGCGGAGTCTCCCATGGAGGCGATAGCCTTCCATGGTCAGGGTGCTGCGGAGTTGCTGGATGTGGCATGGCAGAGACTCCTCCTGGATGATGCTGCGCAACTTGTCGAAGCTGATGAGGTCGCTGCCGATGAGCGGGTTATCATTGTCGCTGATGATCTGACGGACGAGTGCGGTCAGGTCGTTGGCGGAGGATTCGATGAGGTCGTCCATGTATTTAGTTTTGGGGGCCGTGCCGTTGGGGTCGAAGGTCGGGGAGATAGCGTGGTTGAGGAGGAAGGCGCGGAACCCGCCAGGGTGGTCATTGATGAGCTTGTAGATCGGGGCGAAGTAGGACTCTCCCCCCAAAGTTGCCACCTCGTTGCGCGTTTGCAGGGGTGACTGGATGACGAAGTAGCGTCTGTTGCTGTCGTCGATGGCCAAGGCATCGTGGGCGTTGGAGAAGAAGATGTAGTTCGTAATGTTCGGGACACACCTGTTGTCCTGATACTTCTGGGTGATTTCCACCGTCCGATTGGTTATGAGGGGCTTGAGCTTGTCCATGGCCATGTAGCGGGACTTGCTGTGAACACGCACCTCCTCCACGGCGATGAGTTGATGCCCTTGCGCCCACTCGTTATACGAACTGAAGAGACTGCTGCCATCCATGGCGTAGACGTTGGATTCGCCAAGGGCTGCGCTCATGATGTGCAGAAGCAGGGTCTTGCCGATGCCTTGGCCCCCGCCGATGAGGGGTGCCCACATGATCTTCTGCCCTGGGTTCTGGACGTTGTACGCGAACCAGTCGAGTAGGGTGCGCTGATGCTCTGGTTCCGCGATGATGTTGGCGAGATGGCGGGTGAGAGCTTCACCGCAGACTTGGGCGGTGGATGGGTCGGCGGGGGCGTATGAGGGTTTGTAGCTGTTGATGTAGAGTGAGCCGTTGTTCTCGATGAGGGACATCTTCGGGTGCGCCGGAGAGTAGATGAAGTCCACCACTGCGGGGATGCGAATCTCATTGGTGGCATAGTCTGTTGGCAGGACACGGGGACGGGAAAGCTGTGCGGGGTCGTCCACATCCTCGGCTGTCGGCGTGAGTTCTCTGGAGAAGGTGGCGTTGAACGCACGGGCGGAATAGGCAACTCCTTTGTCCTTGTCGTAGAATTTCTCGGTTGCGGAGATGTAGACGAACGGGGCTACCCAGTCGGGCACGGGGAACTCACCATCGTTCTGGGCGATAGCTTCGGCCCGTTGCGCGGCGTAGTGCTGGGCGCGGAGTTCCTCACGTTTGGCTTTGAGGTCGCGTTGCAGGGTGGCTTGGGTGATGTCCTCCTTGTGAATCTTCTTGAGTGTGCGGGATAGGTCGTTGAGGGCCATCGCCTCTTCGGTCTTGCTGCGTTTCGGATGTGCCGCCATTTGGTTGAGCGTAAGCTCAATGAGTTCCTTGGCGGAACGGGGCATCTTTTCCAGGGGGATAGGCAGAACGGGGGGCGGGACATATCCGGCTTCCTTGGCCATGTGGAGGACGGATCGAAAGGTTGCTGGGGCGCGGCCTTTGGGGGTGTGGGCGAAGCTGTCCCACTTTGCGCGTGTCTCTTCCAAGGTGGTGTACTTCTGTCCTTGTGCGCTCCAGTCGTTGAAGAGGTTGAAGGCTTCCTCTTCTTCGGGGGTGTTGTGGAACTGGTGCTTGAGTCCTGCGGCAACGGCCAGCCATGGGGCATAGTCCATGTCGGGATCGAGATGGGAGAGGGTGCTGGATACCGTGGCGAGGGTGATGTCGTCCACAGGGTTGCGCAGGTTGTCGAGTTCATCGGGGTCTGTGTCCTCTGATGCGGGGCGGGATGCGGGTGTGCGGGCATTAGCCCCAGTCTGGCGTTCTCCTGAGATCATGTCCTCGGTGAAGGGGGAACCGTTTTTGGCTACCAGAATGATTGGGCTGGATTTGGCGGGGTCGTCGTCCAAGAAGCGGGACGGGCGGTACATTGGCTGAACCATTTTGTCGCTGGAGGGGTCGATGCGCTCCAAGTTGAGCATCTGCTGGAGGGTGTGAACTGCTGCGGGGTAGCGGGTCAGCGGGATGTCTTGGGCTTCTACCACCAGACGGAGGCGGGGATGCGCTGGGGTGGATGAGGTGGTGTGGTGGAGGCTGTAGTTGAGCTTGGCTAGGGTGGACTCGACCAAGGGGAGGTTTTCCAGAAGATAAGAGGCGGGGGCGGCATCGTCGATGTCCAATGTGACCAGTGAGCAGGCTACGGCGTGCTGGGTTTGTCTGTCGCTGACTGGAAGGGCAAATCTGGCAGAGGTATAATAAGGCACCTTCTTGACTGCTTTCTTCTCCTTGTCCCCTAGTTGGGCGTATTGGGCGCGGGTAACTTCCAAGGGAATCGGGGTTGCGAGGTATTTATCGAAGAACTCACCCCAGTTTTGGGCATCGGCTTGTCGGACTTTCCCATATTGGGTGCCGCAGAAGAAGGTGTTTGGTGTCGGTTTCATGTTAAATGGAGTCACAAAAATACCCCCAGACGGCTCTACACAACCATTTGGGGGCAATTTGCGCTGCTGAAGCTAACTGGAAAGTGTAGCTCCAGAAGCGAATGTGGGATGAGTTACCACTGGTGCGGGATGCGGTCAATGCTTTTTTTCAGAGTTTCCATCCAGTGTTGACCTGAAAACAGCGTTTTGATGCGCTTTGCAGGGGTTTTTGTCCCAGTGTCCCAGTCTGTCCCGATGTGAAAAAAGTGCTGGGACAGCCGGAATCCCTTATTCTATAAGCCCTTCCTCTTCTCTGTCCCAGTGTCCCAGTATATAATATGTGATATGTATGAGAGAATATACAAGAGGTATAGGTGATGTGTATAGAGGAGAGGGTATAGGTGATGTGTATAGATGAAAAAGGGGGTATGTATAAAATCTGTGTACAGAAAAACTTTTGAAAACACTGGGCGGGACAGGACACTGGGACAGAACTGATTTTTGTCTGGCCCGATCAGGCGTCTGTCCCAGTGTCCCAGTGTCCCAGTGATTTCTGAAAACTTTTCGGAGTCGCTATGCTCCTCGGAATTTCGGAGTCGCCATCACTTTCGCCCAGTTCAGTTTGTCCCCAGTTCGATGAATCCGATTGCGTCGATCTGGAACTGCATCCCCAGTTGCTCTGCCAGATACTCAATGAGGTATCGGGCGTAGACTGGGAAGTACTCCTGCCCCTGAAAGGTGAATACCTCGGCATCCCGTTGCAGGTTGTACTCAAGGGCAAAGTTTGCCAGTGATTGGCGGGTGAAGGTCATTTGGGGTTTGTGGAGGGTGATGAAGGTGGAATTGCTCATGTGGATGTGGTGGGTTTGGGTTTCAGAGTCGCCATCACTTCCGATCAGCAGCGGTAGCCTTGGCACGGATAGACTGGCACTTGGGACACAGGGATGCCCCATCTGGGAGTTCCCGTCGTTCGGTCTGCCCCCATGGCCCGCCCAACTGTTTGCCTGAACAACTGGTGATGTAGGACACGCGGAGGATCAGGCCGGATCGCGCACCACGGGAATCGTGGCGTTTGCCGATGTGCCACAGACCTGAGTGCGGCGACTTGATGAACTTGGTTGCGGGGGATAGGTCTAGCTCGGCACTGCGCCGGACTGTTGCGGGGTCTGGGATGTATGAGGTGTCCATGGGGATGTGATGTGGGGGGTTGGGGTTAGTTGAGGTACCAGTGGGCTTCGCAGTCGTCGCAGTGACCCTGCTCCTCATCTGCCGCACAGTTTGTGCTGCCACACTCTGGGCAACGCTCTCCAAGTGCGGCGTGAAGGGCTTTCTGTTTTGCTGCCAGGATTGCTGTGAGTCGGGACTGGTCGTTGTCGAGCAGGGCTTCGATGGTTTTGGGGTCGATGTTCATGTGGATGTGCGTGTGTGGGGGTTAATCTTCAGCGTCTGGCTCCTGGTTGATCTCCTCAAGCATGGCACGGGTCACGATGCCCTTCTCGATGAGGCGGGTGAGGTGGTGGTCGAGGTAGGGGCGCATCTTCTCAAATTGGAGCCACTCCAGGGTGGTCGGCTCCACAACTTCAGACCACTCATCCAACGGGGGTAGCTTTTTGATGTTCCACTCACACCCAAAGTGCTCCAGGCTGATGATGGGGTAGCGAAGCCCGTGGTTCTCAACGTGCTCGGTGCGGACTTGGAGCAGCATCCCCTTGGGAATGGTTGCGCCAACGTCACGCCTCTTGCGCCCGTCGTGGTTGGGGTTGGGGATTTCCTTGGTCGTGCGGATGTAGCTGATGGTGATGTCGTTGGTTTTCATGATGTGCGTGTGTGGGGGTTAATCTTCGATCTTGCGCCCAAGGGCGAACTCTAGGGCTTTGCGGTTTCCCGTCAGGACAATCTGGGGGTTCTGGCTCAGTGCCTGGATTGCGTGCATCACCTTGCGTTGATCCTCGTAGTCCTTGGCGAAGCGTGCCAGTTGGAAGGCAGCAACGTCGGGGTTGGAGTTGATCAGTTCGCGGGCCTTGTCGATGTCATAGTTTGTGGTCATGTGGATGTGATGTGTGAGGGGTTTGCCGTGCTACTTAGCCCAGCGGGTGACTGTCCAGCTTTCGCTGACGTAGGGGGCAAAGTCCTTGTCGAACTGGTGGCGGATGATGTAGTCCTCCAGGTCGTTGCGGACATCGGCGGGGATTTCGTCGGTTTCGTCTTGAAAGCCCCACTGGTGGTAGTTGTCCCCTGGGGGGCAGTCCATGTACTCAGCCATGTCTGAGCGTTGGGCAATGTAGGTTTCGACCCAAGGGTCAGTGATGTCCCCAGCGTGGATGGAAAACCCCGTGTAATCCGCGTTGTCGTCACGGTTTTCATCCGCAGAGCAAGCGGCTTGGTCGAGTGTGGTTTCCACTTGGTCGAAGGTGGCGGGGGCAGGGATGGACACTGAACCCAAGCCTTCGGTGTCGAAGTCGTCGGAGACGGACACTTCACAGGTGATGGTTTTGCCGTCGAAGGAGACTCGACTGGAGCAGATTTCCTTCTTGCACCCGCCCCAGCCAGTGTCGAAAGGCTTGCCGGATGCCAGAGCAGCAACCAGTTCTGCCTTCTTGTCGTCGTAGAAGTCCGATGCGCCCCACTTGGTGAGGTCGCCACGGGTGAAGGTTTCGGAGAACTGGAACATGGCATCGGCGGGGAGGTTTTCAGACACATCCGCTTCGACAATAAGTGTCAACTGCCCACGGCAACCCACGATTGGTTTCGCCTGATTGATGTAGAGCAAGCGGAAGTCTTTCGGGGTATCCTTGGCAAAGAAGTCTCGCACCTTCTGTTCGTAGGCACTGAACGAGAGGTTTGCCAAGCTACCGTCCACAGTGCCATCAGACTCAAACCCCAAGACGCGCAAGATCGCAGGGTGGACGGGTTTGCTATCTTCTGAGTTTAGATTGGGCTGGATTGGGCAAGCCCAGAGTTTGCGCCCTTTGCGCAGAATGACGACGAGGTTGCGGTATGTGTTGATGGTTTTCATGATGATGTGATGTGTGAGTTTTGAGGTTGTGGGTTAGGGTTTCACTCCGGCAGCAAGCAGGAACTTGGCACGGTCAAACATGGAGTTTTGTTTCACGCAGAAGTCTGCGATTTTCAGTTTCGCAGTTTCCGTGAATTGGGCCGGGTTTTCGGCCAGAATTTTGGCAAGTTCGATGAAGTGTTTTTTGCTCATGTTCGTGTTTGATTTGATGTTGTTGTGGACTGGCAACCCCAGTCTACATGGGCTGAGAAGGCAGTCAACTTATTTTCAATTTATTTTTCAACCTTGCCATCGTATTGACTTCAGATCGCCCATCGTATTGACTTCAAGCTGGATGCCCTCTGCGGGGGCGGGGGCAGACGGGCTGTGCCTGGGGTCGGGCGGAGGCGGAGGCGGAGGCGGAGGCGGAGGGGGATGGACGGCGGAGGGGGGATGAGGAGGCGGAGGGGGGATGCGGGAGCTGGGGGAGGGGCGTGGCTGGCGTTGCGCTACGCGTACCGCGTCCGTGTCGCGGGTCGCGCATCATCCAGAGGGGGCAGAATGGGGGCAGTTTGCCGGGGGAAAATAAATTCGAAAATAAATCAGATTGGGCTTGATCAGGGGCGCGGAGTGTGCCACGATCCCAGCGGGCCGGAAGTCCGGCCAAAACACAAACAAAAATACAGCACATGAAAAACAAAAAAGGGCACCTTGAGATCGGCGGGAAATTTTACCCCACAGTAGACCGCACGGTCACTCTGGCAGTTAGTGACGATGGAGAGAACATGACAGAAAAGCGGATATTGAGCATCGAGGGAGTGACAGGAATGTGCAGTGGGAAGATCGAGGCGGCGATCCAGGCAGAGTATCGGTACCGCTGTGGGTGTGAGCACGACTGCTGCGGGCATTGGCAGGAGTCGGTAACGCAGGTGTGGCGGGATTCGGTGGGGCGCGATGGTCAGACGTGGATTTTTGAGGTCAACAAGTACCTCAATATTTAACTCCTCATCCCTGCCGTCCTGCGGGACGGTGGCAATGAGGGGTTGAGATCAACCCCCCAGCAAAACACAAACACAAACACAAACACAGACATGAAAGCCACACAATTAGAACGAGTAGAACGAGTTGCCGAAACACTTAAGCGCAGTGCGAAGAAGGCAGGGATGCACCTTTATTCTTGGTTTTGCGCGGAGGATGCAATGGCGATGATAAATGAGAGGAGTACCTCCTATTGGGCAACTAGGCTGCGGGAACATCGGGAGTACGCCCGTCAATCGACGGTGACGGTGGCGAAGACACCGCCCGCCTCCCGCCTCCATTGGTCGGCATCGCTGCGCGATCTGGTCACAGACATTGCGGCGGGAGGTTGTCCAGTGGCGGAGGCATTGCAAAAGGCGCGGAAATACCGCCACGCTCACAGCCAAAAGCTGGCGGGCAACTATTTCAGCTTCCGCGAAAAAGCGGGAATGATCTCGTACTTGCCAGCGGGAAGGCCTTTGGTGCTGAATGATGCGGGGCTGTGGGCGCGGGACGGGAGACAGGAAACAAAGCCTGTCAAATGGGCCAAAAGCGTGCTGGCTGGGTGGCAGTTGGCACGGTTGAAAGATCACGATTTTTCCGCCTTTGCGGCTAAATTTGCTGCGGCGGAAAATGCATCGGCTTTGCGTGTGGTGCTGGTCGATGATGTGGGGGCAGTTTATGAGGAGCGTAACCACTCTGAAAGTGTGGGCGGCTCATGTATGCAGCAGTATAATACAGGCTATGGGCCAGACAACGACAACGGCAAAGGGGAGAGGGTCGGGGACTTTTACGAGCGAGCGGGGGCGAAGGTGCTGGCGATTTGGCGGGGAGATGGACGGTTGGAGGGTCGGGCTATTTATTGGCCTAAAATCCACGGGTTGAGCGGGGGCGAGGTGGCAGGTGTTGATCGGGTGTACGGGTCGCCGGAGGTGCTGGAGGTGGTCAAAGCGTGGGCGCGGGAGAATGGTGTGGCTATGCGGGCGAACCCCCAAGGTGGGGGAGATACCAATTGGGTGATCAACGGTGAGTCGCTGGGATATGGGGCGTTCATTGTTCCGGCTCGAAGCGTGTGCGGTGCTGACTTTTTCCCATACGTTGACACGTTTCGGTATCAAGACGGGGATGGGGATTTGTGGACGGTGCATGACGAGGATCGGACGGTTTACGCATATAGCAGCACCTGCGGGGATCGGGAGGAGTGCAACCCGCATGAAGGCGAGGTGCAACTGCATGATGGCACATGGCACAACGAGGACGATGCGTACGAGGTGGATGGGGAGTACTATGCAGGGGAGGACGTGGTGACGTGTCACAGGTCGGGGGAGTATATCCTACTGGATGGGGCGTTTGAGGTGGAGATCTCTCGCCATAACACCGTGTACTTTTCCTCGGAATACGTGCGCGAAATCTAAAATTTAGAAAGGATTCCCAACCATGAAAAACATTGATAAAAAGCTACTGTTTCCGCTCTTGGCGGTTGAGTCGGAAAGCTATGACACAGACGCAATGCGCGACCATGTGGGGGGCGTACTCTCCACCATGGCGGGCGTGTCTTGGGGCGTTGACGAGTGGGGCAATGTCATTGCCAGCAAGGGGGAGGGGGCGTACCCTCCCTGCATCGTGGCGCACCTCGACACCGTGCACGACATCACGGGCCACGGCATCCACGTTGTTGAGCATGGAGGCAGAGTAACGGGCCTTGATCCTGTGGACATGAGGCAGACGGGGATCGGGGGGGATGACAAATGCGGCATCTATGCCGCGCTGTTTCTCCTTCGGGAGTTGCCAAACTGTCGGGTGGTTTTGACGGTGGACGAGGAGATAGGGGCGGTGGGGGCTTCGCGGCTGGATCTTGCACATCTAGATGGCGTGGGGTTTTTACTCCAAGCGGATCGGCGGGGATCGGCGGATATGGTGACCCGTGCGTGTGGTGACGTGCTGGCTTCCCCCGTTTTTATCAAAGCGGCGGGCAGGATCGGGAAAAAGTACGGATATAAACGGTGTGAGGACGGGGGATTGACTGACGTACAGGAGTTGGTGAGCAGGGGCGCGGGCATTTGCGCTCTCAACCTGTCGGCGGGGTATCACCGCCCACACCAGCCCAGCGAGTACATCGACCTGGGCCACCTGTCGCAATGTGTCGGGCTTATGCTCGAGCTTTGTCAATCGTTCGGCGGGAGGGAGTGGCGACACACCAACCCACCACGCCCCAAGTACTCCCCCAAGGCATACACGGGGGGAGCGTACGCCAGCTATGCGAGCAGTCCGGCGGAGGCGGCGCGACTGGATAAATACTGGGCAGATCTGGAGCGGGGGGCGTACCCGACTCAAGCCGAAAGAATGGCAGCAATCACGAAGGCTAGGGCGTTGGACGTTCAGGCGGGCGCGATGGGAATGCCCGACTGGGAACCAGGGCGGGAAAGTCCGTGGGATGTGGACGAAATGAACCCCTTCTAGTCTCCCCCCAAGCCAGCGCCAGCCCCGCCCTTGATAAACAGGGGCGGGGTTTTATGTTTGGGGGACATGACACTAACAGCAAAGCGAGACGAGGAAAAGAAATGGGCAGCTTGTCGGGAAGCCGTGGCACTTGGGGTGCCGATGAAAGAAGCGGCGGAGAGGTATGGTTTGAGCTATTCAAATGCTAGACAGAGAGCGACACGGGAAAAGTGGGCGACTCCGCGCCGGATGTCACAAGCCCAAACCTCACCCCCTCCCCCTCCACCTTCAGAAGTTGCGGTGGCATCATGGCAGGAACAGGGAGAACAGCATCGGCGGCGCATAATGGGCATAGTCAACCGTGCGCTAGAAGGTGCCGTACTCACCGCCCCTGAGAACTGGGCAGACCTGGAACGAGCGGCCAGAATAGGTGACCGTGCGGCGGGATTGGAAAAGCAAGCCCCGACGATTCAACTGGCTTTCCCGATTGCTGCATCCAGCGAGGTTCTCCCGTTTTACGAGGCCGAAACGATTTATGCGGGCACGTCTCCCCCCCTCCCCCTCCCCACCCCCCCTCTTTAGAGCCTCCGCCCCTCCCCCCGCCCGCGCACCCCCCCCTCCCCCTCTCCTCCGCTCCTCCGCTTCACCTCGCCACCACGCCACCCGTCCCCCTCGACCCCCCGCTCCGACCCAAGAATTATAGCGTAACCCTCCAAAAATTTTTCTGGTTTTCAGCCCAAACCTAAGAAGCTCTACCCCGTGACCCCTGAAACCTCACAAGCTCCCAACCCCGCAACCCTGCTACGCCAGAAGCGGGCATCCCAGCCACGTCCGAAGCCCTCCACCCCCGCACCAGCGCAAGCCGTGGCAAAGCCACCCCCGAAACCCCGACCCCCACAAAAGCCCATCGACCCCAACAGCCCAGCCGACATGGTGCGGCGTGGTTTCCGCGAACGCTATGGCAAGTGGTGGCCCCCCGTGGGTGGAAAGCCCGCCGCCGACATCTACATCGAGTTCCAAGCGTTCCGGCACAACATCAAGGGGCCGAAAGCCCCTGGGAAGTTCCAGCATTTCAAGAACATCGTCGATGCGATCTGGAACAACCCAGCATCCCCGAAGAAGTTCATCTGGAATCCGTGGTCGGAAAGGATGCTCCGAGAAGCGTGCGAAACCAACTACATCGGCATCGCTGGAAGCCGCTCGTCCGGCAAGTCTCTGACGTTTGCCATCTGGGGGTTGGTCAACTGGCTGGCTGCACCAGGGGAGACGAAGGTCATTTTTACCTCCACCAGCCTCAAGGATTCCCGTGGACGGATTTGGGGGGACGTGGAAGCCTTCTTCCAAGCAGCCTGCATTGTCTTTGGCGGGGAGGCCAATATGCCTGGGGAACTTGTCTCCTCCCAAGGACTCATTCGTTTCCGCGCTGACGGTCAACAGTCCGACAAATATGGATTGGTTCTCGTCGCTGGGGAAAAGTCACGGGAGAAGGAGTCCATCGGAAAACTTATTGGTTTCAAGGCAGACCGAATGATTCTGGTGGCGGATGAAATGCCGGAGCTTTCTGAGTCCCTAATCATCGCGGCTGAATCCAACCTTTCGTCCAACCTTGAGTTTCAGTTGGTCGGACTGGGAAACCCCGCATCCTACTACGACCCGTTCGGCACGCTTTGCGAACCCATCGAAGGCTGGGCGTCCATCAACGACACAATGGATGAGTGGAAAACCAAACGCGGCAGATGCCTGCGCTTTGATGGTGAGCGCAGCCCGAACATCCTTGCGGGGCAAAACCTCTACCCATGGATGTTCACTGAGGCAAAGCTGGCGGAAGCCCGTGAGATGATGGGGGAAACTTCGGCCAGATACGCCCGAATGGTCAAAGGCGCATGGTGTCCGACTGGCGCAGCAGATTCGATTTTCTCCCCCGCAGACATCATCAGGTATCAGGGCGATAAACCCGCCATCTGGCAGGAACCGCCCACCCCCGTGGCTGGATTTGACCCAGCTTTCACTAATGGGGGCGACAAAAGCGTCCTATTCTTTGGCAAGTATGGGACAACCATCGATGGACTCAAGGTTCTGGAATTGGGCGACTATCTGGAAATCAACGAAGACAGGGATGTAAAAAATGAAAGTCGGACACATCAGATTGCCAGACAGGTTTCCGAAGAGTGCCGCAAGCGCAACGTCCACCCCCGCCACTTGGGCGTCGATGGCACGGGCGCAGGGAAGCCTTTCTGTGATGTGTTGCGTTCGATCTGGTCTGGCGAGATTCTGGAAGTCAATTTCAGCGGTGCAGCTTCCGAGCTTCCGGCGTCTGGGACAGACAGCACATCTTCAAAAGAACGGTACTCCAACAAGGTCAGTGAACTCTGGTTCGTGGGACGCGAGTTTCTTCAGTCAAAGCAACTCAAAGGCATCAAACCCGACCTCGCCCGTGAGTTATGCTCCCGAACCTACGAAACGCGAGAGCGTGGCAAGGTGCGTGTGGAGCCGAAAACAGACATGAAGGCGCGGATAGGCAGTTCCCCCGACAAATCGGACGCAGCCCTCATCGCCCTTGCCGTGTGCCGCCACCGTTTGGGCATATCATCCAAACTCAGCAGCCGAAACTGGGGAAGAGAAGAGGGCGGCAACTTCAACAGAAACCCGACACCCTTCAAAAAGTTCTCGCAAAAGTTGAGCAAAATGGTCAAATACGCCTAAATTCGCCAAATATTCGCATTTAGCTCTTGCCAAATCCCGAAAAATCAGGTTTCTCAAGCAACACCGCACGTTTACACACGCATGAAGGTAATCATCCCCGTCAGTAGTCAGAATCTCCCCAAGATTCTCCCCCTCATCAAGGTCATCGAACGACTGGCCCCATACCAACAGGATGATAAGTTCATCTTTCTGACCAGCCCCAGCAAGAAAGGCGAGCTTTGGCCTTTGATCAGTCACCTGCCGTATGCCTCCACAGAGGTTGCCTTGTCCGGCACACTACGCCAGTTCCCCCTTAACGCCAACGAGTTGTTCTTGGAATGTGCGCGGTATGCCGCCAAGACACTGGCTCCCGACCAACCGTGGCTGTATCTGACAGGGGAATGCCTCCCCCTCAAGCAGGGCTGGCTGACGCAACTGGAGCGGCAATATCTCAGCCAGAGCAAGCCATTCCTCGGCAAATTGGACTACATCCCGCAAAAGATCACCGATTCACAGGGGGTGACACGGGTGCATTTTGGCGAGCCATACACCTTGGAAACGGCCATCTACCCACAAGACACGGCAAAACGCTTGGTCGTCAACCTGCTCAACAGAAACACCCACCATGAACAAATTCGTCGCGGAACAATAGTTCCTCACACCTGTTCCACCGAACTGATTGCGTCAGCAAAGTGGGCGGAAAACTTCAGCCTGTTTGAGGTTCCCGAAGAGGCGGTTCTTCTGGTGCGGGTCTACGACGACAGTCCAGCACGGCAACTGCTCACCAACACACCCGTCCCAATCCCCGTCCCCATGGCTCCAGCCCCCGCCGCAGCCCCAGTAGCCGCACCTCCGCCCCCGCCGCCAATGGCTGCACCGTCCCTCCCGCCAGGGACATACACGGACTCGTCCGGCAGGATTCACTTGGGAGGCAACCGCCTGTTGTCGGAGACGTTGACAGCGAACCAGCCAACACAATCGGAGCCTGAGCCAGCAGTGGAGCCGGAGACACCGACAGTGGAGGAGAAAGCAGAGGCAGAACACGCTGACCTTGAGAAGTCACCCCAAGCGGTTATGGTCATTGGAAAGAAGCCAGGACGACCCGCCAAAAAGAAGAAGTAGCGGCCCTTGGCGAAATATCGCCGTAGCCCCCTATGAACTCAACTAACTCCAACTCTCTGACATCCGACACACTTCTGGCTCCCGTTCAGGAGGATGGAAAGCTCATCACCGCACCCCGTTCACGGATCAAGAACGCCAAAGCTGCCCACGAATCCTACATGAGGATGAAGACGGCAGACGAGAACGCCTCGTATACCCGTGCCAAGGTGCAGGCCATGCTGGACGGAGAGGCACCCTATGATCAAGCTGCCCAGCGGATGAATGGCTTGGCGGAGATGTGCAACGTCAACTGGGGTCAGGGTGAGCAACTTCTGGCTTTGGCAACCAGCCCGTACATCGACTTGGTGGAGTCTGTGGATCACCTTTGCACGATGCCGACTAACTTTGGCGACCCGACAGCCCGACTCGATTGGGAGCAAATCATGGCAGAAGAGTTCTCCCGTATGGTGCGCGGCTGGCCTGAGTTCTTTCCGCGCTACCAGTTCCTCATCCACCAGTTCCTCGCCCACGGCGTTGGTGTGGCTTTCCGTGAGGATGAGATCGACTGGAGATGGCAGATTGCGCCTTTGGGCGACTTCCTCATCCCCCGCCAGACCCGTGCATCGGACGAAGAGATTGAAATTGGTGCGGTGGTGCGGGGAATGCCGCCCCATGAGTTGTTCAGCAAGATTGAGGACGAGGAAGCCGCAAAAGAGCTAGGCTGGAATGTCCCAGCGGTGAAGAAAGCTCTGATGAATGCCACACAGGCAGACAAATACAATGCCTCATGGTCGGAATGGGAAACCCTGCAACGGGAGTTCAAGAACAATGACTTGGGTGTGTCCGGCGCAGCCTACACTTCTGAAGTCAAACTGGTGTTCATGTGGGTGAAGGAACTCGACGGCACGGTGTCGCAGTATGTTTTCCCCGAAAAACTCAACAACGACGAGGACGAGTTTCTCTACGTCAACAAAAGCCGATACGGTAAAAGCTCCGAAGTTTTCAACACTTTCTGCTACGGAGTAGGAACCAACGGGTATTTCCACAGTATCCGTGGTCTGGGCCACAAGATTTTCTCTATTGTCCAAGCCCTCAACAGGCTTCGCTGCCGCTTCTTCGACAGCCTGATGACGAGTTCCATGCTCATGCTGGAGCCGGAATCTGAGCAGGCGATGGAAGACCTTTCCCTCATTCACTTCGGCCCGTTCGTCATCAAGCCGCCGAACGTCAAATTCATCCAGAAGGATTACCCAAACTTCGGCAACTCTCTGATTCCTGGGCTGAACGAACTCAACTCCCTGCTCCAACAACAGAGCGGCCAGTATTCGACGGAAGCCATTTTCAATCAGGCCAAAGAGCGCACCCAGTATGAAGTTCAGGCGCAGTTGGAGTCCCTTTCCAACATCAGCATCTCCGCATTGAGTCTGTTCTACCAGCCATGGGAACGCCTGATGAAGGAAACAGTGCGCCGTGTGGCCCGCCCAGATTACTTCCCGCAAGACCCAGGCGGGGAACAGGTAGCCGAGTTCCGCGAACGCTGCATGGCCCGTGGAGTGCCGGAAGAGGCTCTCATGTCCATCGACCCGTCGCGTGTTCGCGTGGTGCGTGCCATTGGTAACGGCTCCAGCGCAGCCCGCTCCGCCATCATGCGGCAGATTTTTGAGTTGTCGTCCAGCTTTGACCCACAGGGGCGGCAGCAAGCTATCCGCGACCTCACTCGCACCATCGGCGGCGTGGAGGCGGCTGATCGGTATGCCCCTGCCCCAGAGAATCAGCGGCCCCCGATGGAAACCAAGACGGCAGAACTGGAAAACATCCTGCTCATGCAGGGCAACGAGATTCAAGTGCTGCCATCGGAGATGCACCCCATCCATTTCCCAGTTCACCTTGACGCACTGGAACAACTTATTGCATCCATCGACAGCGGCGAACAACCCTTGGAGGAAGCAGCACCGAAACTGTTTCCGCTGCACACCCACGCTTCCGCACACGCCGAGTTCATGGTGGGCGAACCTGACTACCCCCAAATCAAGAAGCGGTTGCAGCAGATCGACGAAGTGGCTTGGAATTTGGCCAAACGCTTGGAAAAATTGCAGCGTGATGCCGCCTTGGCTCAGGAAGAAGCAGCGGCAGACCCCAACAACCCAGAAGCCGCAGCCGCGCAAGGTGGGGCCAACGCCGCCAATCCGAACGCGCTGCCCGATACCCTGCAACGCCAGATGGTCGAAGCCTCCACCAAGCTACGCATTGCAGAAGAGACGCACTCACAGCAGTTGCGCCACCGCGAAGAAGCCTTCCGTCAGAGCCAAGCACTCAAAGACGCCGAAGTCGCAGCCTCCATCGCCCGAAAACAATACACCTAGCCCATGCCACTCCACCCCGAACTTTCTGAAACCCCGCACATCTTTGCCGTTAAGGTATTCACGGGGCCGCGTATCATCCAGATTTTCCAGCCTTCCGGCGAGAAAAAAGGGGATATGCTGTCTGTGACGTATGACGAGTTGTGGGAGGGAACCCAAAAAATCGCAGACATCATCAAGGCGCGAATCGAAAACAAACCTCAAGAAGATGAACAACCACAACCTGCAATTATTACGGCATGACCATAACCAACTGGTACAGCGTTCCCGAATTACGCGAGGAACTTGCAAGGCTTGTCAAGGAAACCGTCCTAGCCACGGCCATGGAGGTTCTCTCCACCAAAGCCAAGGCGACCCTGCCGTCGATGCAGGTGGATGTGACGACACTGGCGTTGACCCACGCCCATCTGGCGGGGTATCAGAAAGCTCTGGACGACCTGATGGCGTTATCCCGTCTCCCGCTCGTCTCGAAACGCACTCTGACACCTGACCCCAGTATCACTGACGAATGGGGTCACGCCATGCCCAAGAACCTCGACAAGTAAAGTCACAGCCTCACCAACACCAACAACCGCCCCAACTTTATGGAAGACAATACCAGCCCGTACGACCTGACCCCGACACCCGCACAGCAAGAATCCACTCAGGAGATGAATCGCCCGCAGGACGACATCCCCGCACAGGACACGGGGGGTGATGAGCCTGGGTTTCTGTCCAGCCTGTTCCAGTCTCTCGACGCCCCCGAATCCGACACGTCCTCAACCCCGCAACCGCAGCCAAACGATCCCCGCGACAACGGGGACGAGGAAGCACCCGAAGCCCCAGCAGCCACCCCAGATGATGATCTGAGCGATGCCCCAGCGGGGCTGTCGGAGAAGAACAAGGTCGGCTGGAAGGAACTCAAGTCTCTCAAGAAGCAAGTCGAGCAGGAGCGCGACAGGCTGAAAGCCGAACTGGAAACGGTGAAATCTCAGCCCCCCGCAGAGGTGGAGGCGACCAGAGCCGAACTGGAGCAGGCACGCCAGCAACTGGAGGAATACGAAAGCCGGATGGCTATGGTCAACGTGGAGCAGTCCCGCGAATATCAGGAAAGCATTGCCAAACCCCTGATGGCAGCGGAGTCGATGATTCAGGAATACGCCAAGGCGTATGAGTTGGACATTCCCCAAATCGCGGCTGCGGCGATGCAGACCAACATCTTGGAGCGCAACAAGATGCTCTCTGAGATGACGGCGGGCATGAATGACTTCGACAAGTTGGAGTTCAAAAACCTTGTGGACAATGCGCAAACGCTGTTCGCTCGTTCCCAGCAGGCCAAAGCAAACGCACAGGATTCACTAGCCTACATCGAGCAGCAGCGGGAAAAAGAGATCCAAAAAGCCCAGCAGCAGTATCAGCAGGCGCAGAAAGAAGCGGCAACCCACGTTCGTGAGTCTCTGACCAAGAGGTTGCCCTTTTTGGCCGAAACCCCGCAACTGTTTGCGGATGCCGAAGGGGCCGATCTGATGAGCGCAGCCCCCGATGTGCAGGAGTATGCCAAACACGCTGCGGTGCTGCTGCCGACGCTACTGGAGAAGTTCAACGCCCAGAACAAGAGGATTGCCGAACTGGAAGCGTCGATCACCAAACGCAGTTCGGGTGGCCCAAGAGCGCGTAGCGGAGGAGTCTCGACGACCCCCGACACCTCTTCCTCCGGCGACAGCTTCATGGATGGACTGGAAAAAGCCCTGAACCTGCGCTGATATGGAAATGCCCGATGGCTTGGAGTTGATCACCGACTTCCTCACGCCGGAAGAGGAAACCTCCATTTTAGCTGCGATCCCCAAGAAGTCCATGCAGGGGGCAAAAGGGGATCGTAACTCTGTCCAACGCTTCGGGGCCAGAGACGCATACACTTCCGGCACATATAACCCCACCATCCCCAAGAGCCTGATAGCCTTGGGCAAAAAACTGGTGGATGCAAGGCATCTGGCAAAGCCGCCAACCAAGGTGACGGTTAATGAGTACTACGCTGGCAATAGTCTAGTAGCCCATATTGACAAGCCCGACTGCGGCCCCGTCATCACAGTAGTGAGCCTGCTTTCACCAGCCACCATGGTGTTTTCCAGAGACAAATTCCCGTCCTACACGGTGGAGCTACCCCCTCGTTCCGTGGTATTCATGCGAGGCGAGTCCCGATACTTGTGGAAACACGCAGTATTGCCACTTGCCGCGCCACGATACAGCATCGTTTTTCGCCCTTGACGATTAACATACATCCCATAAGATGTTGATGGGTGGCTACTACCTTACAAGTGCAGCACTGCTAGATTGACCGGAGTTTTTCCCTGTTTGCTCCGACAGGACGCCGCCAAGCACCACGATGTGCATGGCACAAACTTCAATTCAAATCACCCACCCCCCAACTACTGTTATGCCTTGCGAATCTGTTAACGAATTTATGGCCCTTGAATCAGGGCGTCTCTCCGGCGAAATCGCTCGCCGTGGTCGTGTGTCGTCCCCCTGGGTCGCTGTTCTCGAAAAGGATTTCTTCCCTGACGAGATCGGTCACACCCTTACCCGCGTGATCTACCAGCGCACCATCCCCACTGAAGGTGAAGGCGCAGGCTGGACAAACATCACAGGGTCTACCGAAGGCACCGCTGATCAATCCTGCCGCCCAACGGCTGCGGTTCTGTCGAGCCGTCAATCCCAAACGACCGCCACTTTGGCTGAATACGTTGTGGATTCCGACGAAATCTGCATCACCGATGCCCGTGCTTCCTACCGTTTCCGCGACCAAATCCGCGAGATCAAACGGAACTTTGAGAAGAACATCATCGACATCTGGGAAGATCGTCACCGCGATCAGTATATCGCCGCTCTCCCTGACGCAAACCTGCTGACCTTTTCGGGTGGCGCACTGGCCCCTGGCGCAGGCGGCACGTTCGATGTGGCCTCCGTCCCCGACAGCCAAATCCACCAAGACGCCCTCGACTATGTTCGCTGGAAGATGGTGCATGACGGTGCTGGCGAAGAAGGTGCCTACGGCAAGATCGACGGACAGCCCATCTTCACGGTGTTCATGTCCAGCGAACAACAACGTGCGCTCATCAAGGGCAACGATGACGTTCGTCAGGACTACCGCTACGCCGCCCCTGCGGAGTTGCTGAAGCCATTCGGCGTGAATCGGGTCTACTCCGGCTTCTACCACATCATCGACGACAAAGCTCCCCGCTGGGACATCGTTGATGGTTCGCCAGACACATGGATTCGCCGCCCGTTCTACTCGGTTTCAGGTGGCATTGCCGTTGTGAACCCAGCCTACGAATCCGCCGCCTACGAGGATGTGATCGTGTATCACCCAAAAGTGGTCAAGTGCTTGATGCAGAAGCCTCTGTCCAGCTTGGGCAGCGGTGCAAACGTCAAGCCTTGGGACTACTCCGGCGAGGTGCAGTGGATCAATGAGTATGACCGCGAGTGCAACAAGTACAAGGACAATGGCTACTGGAGCGCACGCCTTCGCGCTGCATACAGTGCCTTGATCCCTGAGTACGGTTACGTCATCCGCGTCCTGCGCTGCTCCGGCAACCTTGGAACCACGGCTTGCCCAGCGTAAGCTAACCCCCAACATCCTTTGTGGGCGGGCATCCTAACTGGGTGCCCGCTCTCAATGCAAACTTTCCACGAATATGGCTGACGCAATTCCTCTCCGTGACGCACACGAACATCTGTGGTACACTTCGGGTTTCCGCGACCCAGCAGCGGCAGCAACCCCAGACATACGCGCATCTGAAACCGTTTCTCTGTCATCTGTGGGTCGCATTTGGCTTCCCAATGGCACGGCAGTCCCCGTCCGAAGAGCATTTGCCAATGTTGCTGCCTCCCAAACCGACGAAGAAATCATTCCCGCCAACGCCAGTGCCGCCATCCGAATCATTTCCTTGGCGATGGTCACAGGCGGAACAGCCACCAATGTAACGATCAAATCCAAGGAATCGGGTGAATCTTCGGTAGCCATTACCCCCTTGTTCGCCAACGCAGCCAACGGCGGTGCGGTGCTTCCCCTAAACCTTCACGGTTGGGCGCAGACACCCGATGTTGCGAGAGCGGTGACAGTCACCACTGGTGCAGGTTCCACCACCGGAATCACACTCAGCTTCATTGAAATCCCATCCGATTGCTTCGATCTCCTGTAAAAAACCCACCCCCTCAAAACCAGACCCCACCTCCATGAAAACCTCATTGCTCATTCTCACAAGCCTTCTGTTTGCTTTCAATCTGGAAGCCGCCACTGTCACTGGCCGAAACGCAAAATCCCCCCTAGTTGGCACGGAGGAATTTCCCATCAATGACGCTGGCGTGGACAAAAAAGTCACCGCCGCTAACATCCTGTATGGCCTGACGATCACCACCACCACTGGCACGTTGACCATTGCGAATGGCAAAACAGTGACGGCAAACAACACGCTGACTTTTGCTGGAACGGATGGCACGACCATGACGTTCCCCAGCACCAGTCAAACACTGGTCGGCCTTACGTCTACGGCTACCCTCACCAACAAAACGCTCACGGCTCCAGTCCTGTCGTCTCCAATCATGACGACCCCAACCCTTGGGGTTGCTACCGCTACCAGCGTCAACGGTCTGACGATCACCACCAGCACTGGCACGTTGACCGTCGCAAACGGCAAAACCCTTGCTGCTAGCAATACACTGACCTTTGCAGGCACAGACGGCACAACGATGACGTTCCCAAGCACCAGTGGAACGGTCATCACTGCGACAAGCACGGCCACTCTGACCAACAAAACGCTCACGGCCCCAGTCTTGACGACTCCAACACTTGGAGTTGCTACCGCTACCACGGTGAACAAGATCACGCTTACCGCCCCAGCCACAGGTGCCACCCTGACGCTGACAGACGGCAAAACCTTGGCGGTGACAAACAGTCTGACACTGGCAGGCACGGACAGCACCACGTTTACATTCCCAGCCACTTCGGCTACGGTTTTCACTTCCACGCTGTCCACTAACAACGTCAACGCAGCCAACTCCGTTTGGGGGGCCAGCAATGCTCTTGTGTTTGAGGGTTCTTCCGCTGATGACTTTGAAACGTCCGTCACGGCAACTGGTCCTACGGCTGACCGCACAGTCACTCTGGCAGATGCTTCTGGCACCGTCGATGTCAATCAGGCCAGCACCGCCGTTGCCCTAGCTGCGGATAACCAAGCAGTTACCCCTGGTGCTGCTTCCCGCATCCAACTCTCCAGTAATGACGCAACTCCAGCCAACCGCACATTTACCCTCTCTGCCACGGGCGCGATCACTGGGCAAATCTACGTCATCATCGCCCCCGCATCCAATGGCTGCGAGATCGCTGACACAGGTATTCAAGTGCTGAGTGCAGCTTGGAGTCCCGACGCGAACGACACACTGACGCTCTTGTTTAATGGCACCAACTTTATCGAGCTTGCCCGTTCCGCCAACTAAGCCCGCCCCATGATTGCCGGAACCTCCACAGCACTCGATGCAACGCTTGCGTTTCACGAAGGTGATACATGGACAGGCATTCCGCTATTCACGGTCACTCCCGCACCTTTTACCAATCTCTCCTTGGTGGAGATGGTATTTCTGACCGACGACGAAGCTCGCCGTGAGTCTTGTCGAGTCACTTCAACCGACCCTAATCAAATCTCGATCACGGATGCGGAGAACTGGACATTCACCATCCCCACGCAGGCTCTCCCACTAGCGCGGGGTTCGTATGTGTGGGGCATCCATTTGACGGATACTTCTGATCCAGTGCAGAGACAACACTATGCCGAAGGCAACATCACGGTAAAACCCAAACGCCGCAGGGTGCCAATCCTACCCACCTAACCCATGTCTGTTGAGATCACAGTCGAACCTGCCCCAACAACCCCTGAAATCACGGTGAATCCGGCGGGGGAAGTGACTTGCACGGTTACATACAGCACGCTGACAGGGAGCATCAATAACCCTGGTGGAAGCAATGGGGATGTCCAAGTCAAAAACGGAGTTGGATTTGCAGGCATATCCCCAGGAACAGCAGGACAAGTTCTTACCAGCACAGGGACTGCATGGGAAAGCGCACCACCAGACGGGATACCCGATGGCGATAAAGGTGACATCACCGTTTCTGGGGGCGGAGCCATTTGGACGATTGATAATGGGGCAGTGACTCTTGCCAAGCAGGCCAACATGGCGACTGCTAGTGTCGTCTACCGCAAAACTGCGGGAAGTGGTGTTCCTGAAGTCAATACGCTCGCAACCCTAAAAACCGATCTGGGTCTGACTGGGACAAACACAGGCGATCAAACCATCACGCTGACAGGCGATGTAACAGGTTCGGGAACAGGGTCGTTTGCTGCAACTATTGCGAATAGTGCTGTAACGGCAGCGAAAATGGCAACTACGCTAGATTTGAGTAGCAAGACGCTGACATTGCCAGCAGCGTTTAATGCTGATACGCCGTCTGATTTTTTTCAAATTAACGATGGTGGCGGCGGCGAGATGGTTAGGATTGGCATTGATTCAGGACTAAATGGTCAAATCGGATTGTGGGATTCCACGAATGGTGGTTGGGTTTATGCTACAGGCGCAGATGTAGGATGGATTCTTGGCGGTGAGTTTACGGCTACCATTTTCAACGGTTCTGGTGCGGCTTTAACAAGCCTAAACGCATCAAACATTGCATTGGGCACACTGGCTCTTGCGCGTGGCGGAACAGGCGCATCACTAACCGACCCAAATGCAGACAGGTTGCTATTCTGGGACGACAGCGCAGGTCAAGTAACGTGGCTGGAGGCTGGTAGCGGGTTGACTATTTCTGGAACAACAATTAGCGCGAGTGGTGGCGTCACAGACGGCGACAAGGGCGACATCACGGTTAGCTCAAGCGGAGCGGTTTGGACAATTGATCACCAAGCCGTCACCTTCGCCAAGATGCAGCACATCTCCACCGCGCACCTGCTAGGTAGGCACTCAAGCGGATCGGGCGATGTGCAGCAGATCACCATCGACGGCGGCTTAGAGTTACAAGGTGCCAACCTGCGCCGAGCCGCACTTACTGGCGATGTCACCGCCAGCGCAGGCAGCAACTCAACGACAATTGCGAACGATGCCGTCACCTACGCCAAAATGCAAAACATCAGCGCCGCCTCGCGCCTTCTGGGCCGTGGTGCATCTGGCGGCGCAGGAGACACACAGGAAATTTCTATTGGCAGCGGCCTTGCCATAAGCGGCACCACCCTCGCCGTCAGTGGTTACAACCCCTTCGACCAAAACCTAAACACCACGGACGCGGTGGCATTTGCTGGCCTTGATTTAACGAGTGGGGATATTACATCAGTTTCAGGCAGGTTAGCCTACAATTATTATGATGTCGTTGACTCCTCGGCTGTACCCTTTATCTCAGTCGGTCTTTACGACGATCAAGACCCACCCGCCTCGATTGGAGCAGCGTTATTTGGCTTTCGCGGCAATGGCGCAGGCAGTGGCACCCAAATATTTCAAGGCTCAACCAATAATTTTCAGTTTGAAGGAGTCGGCGGAGCAAACACAGCAGATGTTTACGCTTACCGATTCCTTGGCGACGGCGCAAGCCTCACCTCCCTCAACGCCGGAAACATCTCCAGCGGCACCCTCGGCGTCGCCAACGGCGGCACCGGAGCCACCACCCTCACCGCCAACGCCGTCCTCCTCGGCAACGGCACCAGCGCCCCCCTTGAAGTCGCCCCCTCCACCAGCGGCAACGTATTAACCAGCAACGGCACCACCTGGACCTCCACCGCCCCAGCCACCACCAACCCCGCAGGCAGCGGCAGCGAGCTTCAGTTCCGCAGCAGCGGCACGGCCTTCGGAGCCGTCACCAACAGCAGCGTCTCTAGCGGTGCCATCACCCTCGGTGATGCCGAATCCCTCGGCACCACCCCCACCGCCCTCCTCACCCTCCGCAACACCAGCGCCGCCGCCGCAGGCGCGCAGCAGGTCAGCCCCTCCATCGTCCTCGAAGGCCAAGGGTGGAAAACCACCGCAACAGCAGCAAGCCAAACCGTACGCTTTCGTCAAAATGTGCTGCCCGTCCAAGGTACGACTAACCCATCTGGAACTTGGAGGCTGCAAAGTGAAATCAACAATTCTGGCACTTGGGTTGATTCAATTCTGGCCCAACCCGGAGGTGTTTTGTATTTAGGGTCAGGAGCTGGTTCCTTGCAATTAGGAACTTCATTAAATGGCACCGCAATAGGTATTCACAGTGCGGGAGTTTTGTTTTCCGTCAGCTCAGCCTTTAGCACTAAAATCACAACTACTGAATTTCGCCTTCCTGCAAACCAAGCACTTGTTTGGACCGGAACAGACAACAACGCCTATACCGGAACAACTGAAGTTTCGTTGATTCGTGACGCAAATGGAGTCCTCGCCCAGCGCAATTCCAGCAACGCCCAGACCTTCAGAATCTACGAAACAGACAGTGGCGCAAATGACGAATACCTCGAACTCTCCGCCGCCGCAGGCACCAACCTCATCCGCCCCCAGGCCACAGGCACAGGCACGGCATCAGTTGTCCGCTACCACACCACAACCACCGTTTTCTGGACCAGTGGCAGCGGCTCGCCCGAATCTGTCGTTACAGCGCCAGTTGGCTCCATGTACACCAGAACAGATGGCGGTGCAGGAACCACCCTTTACGTCAAAGAATCCGGCACTGGCTCAACAGGCTGGGTCGCCAAATAACCACCGCCATGCCTGAACTCATCCCCGCTCCACCACCGCCAGAAAAGACGCAAGCAGAACGCATTGCCGAAGCCATCATCGCGGAATCGAATCGGCACTTCCCGCAGCGTCTCGACACCTTCAAAAATCTCTGGAGTCTGCTCTGGGAAAACGACACCGCAACGCCCGCCGAAATTCTCGAAGCGTGGGGCACCAATGCCAAACTCATGTTTCAAGCAGCAGGCGCAGAACGCGCATGGGTGACAACCATCGCCACCGCCCTCGGCACCACGGCAGAGGCTTTGCTGGAAGATGCCAAATACTTGACGCCAAAACAACCAGTGACCTTTCACCCCAACGGCACCGTCACCCTCCAATGATCCGCGCCCTCCAGCTCCTCCTCGTCATCGCCGCCGCCACTGTGTGCGCGGGATGCACTGCCCTCGCAGTGGCGCAGCAGCGGCTGGAGATCCGCCGCATCGAGCAGGACTGGGGCGTGCATAAACCTGACCCTTTCAACCCCAACAGCAAACCATGAACGAACAACTACAAAACGCCATCCAAGCTTACGGCCAAGCCCAGTTCAACCTTGGAGTCGCAACGCTTCGACTTGAGCAAGCGCTTGCGCCAAAGCCAGAGCCACAACCCGAACCGAAGGAGGCGCAAGATGAGCAGCGTGATTGATGCCGCACTAGCCTCACCAGTCTCCACTGGCATCGCCGCCGCCGTGTGGCAAGCGCATGAGGAGCAGTTGCAGCGAAGCAAGACAGCGCAACCAGCGACGGTGCGCGGAGTGCTGAAGGTAACAGGTTCACTTGGTGGTATGGTGTTTACTCCATTTGATTCTGAAGATGGGGATAGGATTTATGAGCGCATCGACATGGAAAAACTTTATGCTGGAGTTCAAGTCACACTAACGCTATGAGTATTCAGGACGAAGATGGTAACGAAATCATTCATCTCAACTCGATTTGGAGTGCGAGCTTCAAGTTGTTGATGCTGATGGTTCCTTTTTTCGCTCTGACTCTCTTCTCTTGGGGAACGTGGGTGACGATCACCATTTTTGACCACCGCGCTCAACTGAGCATCATCGCAGACAGACACAACAGAGCCGACACTCGTTATGAGCTTCCCAACACCACCGCATCTCGAAAGACTGAACCGCAGAAAACCAAACCCAATTAAGCCCATGAAAATGATGATTGAAAAACTAACTGAGCCTTCAACCATTCGCGGGATTATCGCGTTGCTGGGTGCATTCGGAATCACCGTGCAACCCGAATACCACGAACACATCATCGCTGCCGTGCTTGCGTTGATTGGTATCATCAACGTGTGGCGCAAGGAGCCTAAAATCCCCAAAGCGGAGGTCGTAGACTAACATGAAAGAGTTTCTCATCAAACACCTCCTCGGCTGGCTGGCAGGCATCACAGCGAAGCAGTGGTCAACCGCACTCCATTGGGTGAGCATGGCGGCAAAAGATGTGATGCTGAAAGACGGCGCAAACCGCAAGGATGCTGTCGTCAAGATGCTGAAAAGCTTTTGGCCTGAACTCCAAGGCTGGGCGTTGAACCTGCTTATCGAAACCGCAGTCGCCTTCCAACGCAAAAACTCATGACCTTGAAAGCTCATCGCCGTCACAGACTTACCAAGATCAAAGCCGCTGCAAAGCTGGCGTTTATCTTCTGCATCGGGGCGGCGGTGTGTGGACTGGTGATTTACATTTGCTCGACCATCATGCTATGCCCGCCCTGAACGACCAACCTAGGACATCCCTTCTTGACCTCGGTTCGTGAGTAACCCGACTCCCTTAAAATGAAAAAACCGAAAGAAGCCCCACGCCTTGCGGTCATTTTGTCCGACCTTCATGTGGGTTCTACGGTTGCCATCTGGCCGGAGGATTTCGTATCAAGTGAAGGGGTGCCGATTGGGTTGAACAAAATCCAAGAGTGGATTCTTGACCGATGGAATGCAACGCTTGCCGCGATCAAACAAATCACCAATGGCGATCCCTACGTGCTGATCATCAACGGGGATTTGACCGAAGGCATTCACCACAAGACTTTGCAGGTGATGAGCGCAGACATTGGTGATCAGGTCAAAGCCTGCGCTATGCTACTCGCCCCCGTTGCAGCGGATGCCCATGCGCTATACATCGTGCTTGGCACTGAGTGCCACACTGGCAACCTGGAATACATCATCGGAAAAGAACTTGGCGCGGTGAGAAACCCAGAGAATGGGCTTCATGCATTTGACGAACTTCACCTCGAAATCCACGGCACATACGGAACAGTGCGCCACCACATTGGCACGGCTGGAAACCCATACCTTGAGTCGGGCGGATTGGGGAGGGCAATGAATACAGAGATCATGGAAGCGGCAAGGTGTGGCGCACGGATACCCCGATGGATGATGCGGGCGCACAGGCACAAACACGGCATGGTGAACGACGGCAACTCCATGCTGGGGGTCACTGGTGCATGGCAACTGCTCACACGTTTCGGGAAGAAAGTCGTCCCCGCCGCTCTTTGCCAACCCTCCGCGATGATCCTCGATTGGCGTAACCGCGAGAAAATCACATTGCCCCAAACACATGAAATCGTCATCAAACCGAGATCAAAGCGCATCCTCTCTGTGTAACACGGTTATGCTACCTGCACCCCCTATCCCACTATGGCTGATGGATCAAACGGGGATAAGGGGACTGGACGAATTTACGGCGAAGGAATACGCCAAGGCAGCAAGCATTAGCCATGCAGCGGCGGCTAAACGACTCAATAGGGAGGTTGAATTGGGGACGCTATCAGCCCGAATGGGTGTCAGCAGTGGATCATTTGTTAAATTTTACAAGGAGGTCAAATCATGAACACCATTGAGATTCAAGCAATGCAACGCAAGATCGGTACAACCCCAGACGGATTCTGGGGGCCAAAATCACAAGCCGCCTGCCGTGCCTACCTGCGTTCATTGATGCCAGCACGTAACCCTTGGCCCCGAAGTGACCGTGCCAGCGTGGAGGCGTTCTTTGGCAAACCTGGGGATGAATCCAACCTTGTCACTTTTGACTTTCCGTTCCCCACTTACTATGGTGGCAAGCGGGTGCTGAAAGGACGCTGCCATCACAAGGTCAAGGATAGCCTGCTGCGGATTCTAATCGAAATTGGCTCCAAGTATGGCGGGGATCGCGGCATCATGGAAGAAGCCGAAGATTATGGTGGCATTTACAACTATCGCCCGAAGCGCGGCGGATCGTCGTTGTCTCTGCATTCTTGGGGCATTGCGATTGACCTCGACGCCGATGACAATACCTTTCGTGACTCATGGCCGATGAAGTCAGATATGCCGCTGGAGATTATGGAGTGTTTCGCCCGCGAGGGCTGGCTTTCCGCTGGCGCATTTTGGAATTTTGACGCAATGCATCACCAAGCAACACAGTAACCCTGTGTGTAGCCAGACCTTGACTTATCCACGGTAAATCCTATCCTTTCCCATGGCATCTGAACTCTATTTAATCCGAAAAGATGGACGCTTTGCTAAATTCAGCAAGGTCGAAGCGGTGGAGTTGACCTCGGGTATGTTAGAGGCAGTATTTACTGGCTCCATCAGCACCAACGTCCTCACGGTTACCGCAGTTTCCAGCGGGACAATACGAGTCGGGATGAGCCTCACAAGCAGCGGCACAATTTCTGATAACACCACTATTATCGCTTTCGAAACTGGGACAGGCGGAACTGGCACTTACAAAGTCAGCACCAATCAAACCAGAAGCTCGGCAACATTAACTGGGTCAGGAGACACGGATTCGATGATGGTTTGGTCGAGTGAATACAGGGACATTGGATTTACGCCAACAACAGGTACTACTGGATTTCAAGATGATGGCTACCTTGCAGTAAGCCCAGTGTATATGGAGGAGGGATACCAAGTATCTGCCGCAGTTAGTGGGCTTACTCCAACCAACACACCGCAAATGTCCCCTGAAAGAGCGCAAGCCCGAGTTCCAGATAACATCTCTCACCACCCGCTTCGTCAGTCGTTGCTATTCCGCACCCACTGGCAATTCGACAGAGGGGCTTCGTCTGCACCCCGTTACCTCTATGCCACTTGGGAGCGTGGCGATGTCATCGCAGATAATCCGCCTTCACGCTAATGGCAGCACCCTCCAACCAGACTGGTGGCAAATACACCATACTTGACACACCAAACCCCGAAGAGTTTTCATTTCGGGTTTTGGTCGATGCGGCTCGTATCAAGCCGTCCGACATCCCCAGAAGGGAGACGCCGTATATTGACTGCAAGTTTCCAGTGAAACCAAGGTTTCTACTGGATTGTGAGTATCGTGATTATATTTACTCCTACGCCAAAGCTGAAGGCGAGGGGGTGTGGTTCCATTTTGCCAAAAACAAAACATACGAAGAACGCAATACCCCGTTTGAGGTGTATCCGGATTGGAGAGAGTTTTCTTGGCCAGCTATCCTTGAGGATTTGTATTTTGTCCAGACAACGACATTTCCGCAAACGGTAGGCACAGGGGGGTCAGCGGTAGCCACAGCCCCCCGCATCTTCCCAAGATTCAAGCATATCCCCCAAACAAGCGTTCCAAGTGAGGTCAAGGTGGAATTGTTTTTGTCACCCGTTGCTTGGCCGGAATCCGAGCTATTTGTCAATCACCCAATCCCGACAAGTATCGATGGTTCGTACTTGGGCGTGAGTGTGAGCTTTCCGAGGTGTCTCCACCAAACAGTTGTATTGGGCGAGCAAGTCCCTGGCGCATCTGTTCTCTTTGGATCAGGTGTCGTTGACCCCCCACTAGATCGCAACCTTGAGAAGATGATCTTTCCAGCCACCAACTATGAAGATTGGTCATCCTTCATCTTGAGCGATGGACAACAAATCACAAATGGGGTATTCCTTCGTGAGCGGATAACCATTTACCCCCCGTACAAACCAGAGGCCATCGTCCAATGATCAAAACCACCGCTGGCGAGTTTGAGTCCACCAGCCCTTTTTTGAGCCGCAAATCGCTCTACGGGAAAGGTGAGACGGATGCTGATTCAAACCCAGAGGTGGCCCTTGATTCAAGTTCAGTAAGAGCGGAATCCCGAAACTCATCGCGTCCCCGCATAAAGCTTGACAGTTTTTCGTTCTCCTACCAGACTTAGACATGATCGGAGCAACGGTAGTCAGCCCAGCATACAGGCACCTCGAAAAAGAGTCAGTAAGCAGATTCAAAAAGTTCACAGGCATCACAGAAGTCGAGGTGGTCAGGTGCAGAGACAAGGATGGGTTCAACCCAAAGCTCAACCTCGACAAGCTCCTCGGGCGCAAGAAGATCGTGTTTTTTGATGTCGATTGGTGGGCTGTCCAGCCAATCCCAAAAAGCCTTTTCGAGTCTGACGCTTGGGGCGGGGTTCAAGATTCTGCCACCTGGAACCCGAGAGCCTACCCTGGGATTGACTGTGGATTGTTCAAGCTCGACAAGACGCGCTACATCAACAGCGGATTCATGTCTTTCGATCTGAGCAACCCGCTGCATCGAAAAGTGTTTCAGCTCGCCCGCAGGTTGTCGGTTAAGAAAGGTGGCAAGGCGGTCGATCCAACAGATCAAGGGTACCTGAATATCGCGCTTCAGCGGCTGAATGTGCCGCAAACCATGTGGCCGATGAGCTTTAACTTCTACGTCCTCGCCGCAGTGTGGGGGCAGGTGCCATACATCCCACGGGTGCTTCACGGCATCCACGCAGCCGGATTCCCCCTCAAGCACAAGAAACACGCCCTCCAAGCCCAAGCTGCCATTTTCGACATGGTTCCCGCACCGATGTGCATCGAAGCCGTAAAGTTCCACCACGCCTGCCAATTCGAACTAGCATGAGTGCCACACACATCCTGTTTCCAGATTCAAAGACGCCAAGACTTGAGCAGTATAAGCTGGCGTGGAAGATGCTTCTTGACCCAAGTTCGGAAGAAGAGGATCGGTGCCATGCCAAGTGTTGGCTGGCATACAGATGCGCAGATGGTGAAATATCATACACAGATTATTTAGACAAAATCAAGCCTGTTTCCCCGAATTTTTCAAACATGGTCAACCATCGGCACGCTAGATGGGTTGTGTCGATAACAATGTCGGATATATTCGCTTCACTATCTAATGATCAGTGTGACGAGGGGTGGGTACAAATAGCGGAACACACTTGGCGGTACTGCTTTTACGAGGCGATCTCAATCCAACCCCCCGCAGTTACCTCTTTTGTCAGGTTAGGCGTTATTTTGGCATATAAGGCATTTCTTTCAGGAGAAGAGAACATATCGGCTAGAATCATCAAAGACACTTGGGAGAGATACAAAAAAGCGTGTCAGGTTTGGCATTGGGAGAATATGACGTATCGCCCAATGGAAGCTATTGACGATATGAAAGCCTTGCAGATGCTACAGTTTATAGGGGTGGCTTTAGGTTTAGTGCGGAAGTCAAACGCTGAATGGTGTACTCCAGCAAAGATGATGGCACCAGAGGGAGCTAGATATGATCCTTTTATCCGTGGTATTGCAAGAATGAGCCAACTGGCTACTGACAAAAGCCGAATAATATTCCCAGACCCAAATAAAACGGAGCGCGAAGCTATTGCTGACTATGCTGGGGGTGGGCTGTTTGTTGAGCTAGGTGTTGCCTCTGCGGCATTTGCGGAACGGGTGCTGGATAGAAATCGCGGGATGACCTACCTTGGCATTGACAAGTGGGATGATCACCACAATGTCGCTGAGATGGAAAAAGCAGCCATCAAGCTCTCAAGATTTGGGAGCAGGGCTGAACTGAAGAGAGCCTCGTTTGGGGATGCTTTCAGAGATTTTGCTGACGAGTCCTGCGATGTCATCTACGTGGACGGGTATGCCCACACGGGGCAGGACGACGGCAAAACCCTGCGCGACTGGTGGCCAAAGGTCAAAGCAGGCGGGGTTTTTTCAGGCCATGACTACGATGAGAAGTGGTCAAAAACCATTGCTGCTGTCGATGAATTTGCTAAAAGCATTGGCCTCCCCGTGGAAGTCATCAAAGATGAACCTTTTCCAAGCTGGGTCATCCGAAAACCAGCCAAACCGCACCCTTGATTCATCGGGCATAGGCGTTAATGTCAAAGCATGATTTCCCGCATAACTGTCGCGGATGCCCGTGAAGCTCTCTATCCCTACGTTTGTGGGGACGACAGGAACTCGTCCCGATTTCTGGAATACCTGAATCAGGCTAGGGAGCGAATCCTGAACTCTGGCAAGTGGAAAGGCACTGTTCTGAACGTGCTTTTCGAGCAGTTGGACGGCTACATCTCTTTGCCGAGGGAGGGCGAAGCACTACTTGGGTTGCACATCAACAACTTCATTTTCCCCGTCAACAGCAAGTGGTATGAGTACAATGTCAATGGCCCTGGCAAAGTGCCAGACTCCATTCAGTCGATGAATATTGCAATCGACCTTGGGGAGAACTACTGCACCATCGAAGACATTGATGAGCCTGTTGAGATCGTCTTGGAAGCGGTAAACGCAGAAGACGCAGGACAAGTGATTCGCCTTTTTGGCAAAGACGAGAACGGCGAAGAAATCTTTGATGCTGATGGGGTGAGGGGAGAGGAGATTGAACTCAGCACTTCACCTGTCACATCGACGAAAACCTACTCAACGCTTACTCAGGTAAATAAAGGTCTGACATTTGGCTACGTCAAACTCTACGCAGACGAATCCCCAGACAGACTTTTAGCCAACTATGCGCCGTCCGAGTTCAATCCGCTATACCGCAGGTATATGCTCAAAACCAAGGATGATGCCTCGATCACGGGCAAGATGAAGCTGAGATATTTTCCGCTTTGCTCTGAGAGCGAACCCGTGGTTCCTGCAAATCTGGGCGCACTAAAGATGGCTCTGTTGGCCCTCACCTACGAGGACAGCAATGATCTGGCGTCTGCCCAGCAATACTGGGGGAATTGCTATTCTCTTTTGGATGATCAGATGCGGGAACACCGTGGTAGTGTTCGTGCAACCCCAAATGTCAGTCTGTTCCCATCTGGGAGAGGAATCCCATCACTCCTATAACCTCACTTTGAATTATGGCATCACCTTATATGTATTCCGGCGGAGCACTTAAACCCAACAGTGGTGGCGTTTACCCCAACAGCGTTGCAGGCATTAACCAACAACAGCAGTTGGCGAACCAGACCTCATACCTAAACTCAGCAGGAAATTACGGATGGGACCCAGTTACAGGGGCACCTATCACAGACCTGAATGCGGCAAAAGCTTTGAACAACCCGAATAGTGATGCATTCAAAAGCACAGCGTTTGCTTTGAAACAAGGTTTTGGTAACGCGGCAACGCTCCCACAGTATACCCCTGGCGAAGGTGAATACAGGATGGCACCCCGAAACAACGGTGGCCCCATGACTCCTGTGGGGCAAACCCCATACACCCCTGGGATGTCCGGCTACCAACGGACGGGGTTTCGAGCACCAATCAAGTCAGGGCGCAGCCGCCTTGACCCCGAACGCATCGCCGGAAAGATGGCCCGTGGCACCGCCCGCCCAGGTGAGGTTGCCGCTGCTGAGATGATGCTCAAGCTCCCTGGTATGCAGGCAGAGGCGGAGCAAGCCCGTTTCATGAACTCCACAATGGCTGACCCCAAGTTTCAGGAGATGTTGCGCAAGAAGATGATGGATGCGATGGGGACGCAGGATCAGACGAACACAAATCAGACGAACGCAGCGAATCCAACAAAAGCAACCACCACGGCTGACTACACGGCAAAGAATGGGGGGTTAACCCCCCCACGGCCCAGCGCATTGGACGAAGCATACGCGAAGGGTGGTATGACTCGGCCAACGTCTTCGTATCAACCCCCACGGGGGACGACACGCGCAGAAGGCGGCGAAATGGAGATGGGGGACGACGAAGGCGGCGAGGGTGAAGAGGACGCCTACCTCTTGGGTGAAGAAGGGCCGGAGATGGTCATCAAGCGCGACAATGGTTCCATGTTCGTGTTGCCAGCCGATGTCACTGAGAAGATCATGGCGGGTATCACCATGGAGGACACAGAGGATAATCAGGACGCCATGGCTGCGGCGATGCAGCGCATGGGCATGGAGCCAAAAATGGGTGGCGGCAAGATGAAGCCATACATGAAGGGTGGCAAGATGGGGACGTGTATGTGTGGGGGCAAAATGGGTTCATGTATGTGCGGCGGCAAGATGAAAGCTCGCATGGGCGGTGGCCCTATGGGTGGAGAGCCTATGGTTTACCGTTCTCCTGGAGCCATGGGCAAATACTATCAGCTTGACCCCAATGCGGCTTACTCAGTCAATCCGCTAACTGGAAAACCCGAAAGGGCAGAGATGATATGAAAAACAAAAGCTCTACCAAGACACCGCGCAAAACGGCGACCAAAGTGAAGCCTTTGATGGGCGGCGGGCCTATGGCCCAAGAGACAGGCCGGATGGCCCCGATGAGCCGCACAAAAACGCGCAAGAACACTCTGTTCGACGCCATGAAGAAACTCGTTTAACCTATCCCCAGCAACACTATGCCCTCCATCTTTGAAAAACCCTCGCTCCTTGGCTTCCGTCAGGAAGGCGGAGTTACGCCTGCTAAAAAGAACAAGGGCATTATCCCAGCTATCCCAGGTTTTATCACGGATAATCTGGGTAAAGTTTCAGATGTAGCTACTGGATATGGGGCTAACCTGATGAACCAGTTTTGGGGAACAAACTGGAACGGGACTAACTTTTCGGAAACCCCGTTTACTCCTGGGGGAGGACTGGTGGATCAGATACAGGGATATATGCAGACAGGAGAAATCCCGTTTTTCAGCAATGCCCCTGTTGCTCCTGTCGTGGGATCAGGTAGGGGTGCGTCGGGATCATGGGGTGATCCAGTTGTGCCAGCAGCACCGACTTCGATCTTTGGCCCGCCAGCACCAGGAAGTCAGATTTTTGGCCCTCCGTCGATTCTGGCGAATCAGCAGCCCGCAGCGGCAGCAGCACCAACGGGAACCCGTGCAGAGCGTGTCAAAGCCGCTATGGAATCCGGCGATTTTGCGGAGAAGCAAAGGCAGTACAACCAAGAGGCGATGCGTATGGGCCACCCGTCCATGATGGACGATCAAGGCAACATCGTGGGTCGTGAACTCACTGTGCCTGAACAAATGCGTGATGCGTTCATGCGCACGGGAGGCAATACCCCGTTCATGCAGACCAATGACCCCATGCAGAGGGCAATGCAGAACGAGATGATGAAGCAAGCCCGTGGGCAAATTGCAGCCAACACCTTCGGATTTACGCCAGAAGAACGCCGCGCCAATCTGGAAGAGGAGGTGAATGCTCGCAAGATTCTGGCAACCCCACTCGACAGTGGCGTTCGTGAAGTGGCCCCTGGCGTTCGTGCAGCAACTAGGGATGGGCAAACGGTTGGGTTCTCCACCCCTGGAGACGGCAAAAATGTCCCACAGGGAACCATCAAAGACCCGATCACGGGTCAAGAGATGCCCTTGGCCCTCTACACCGAAATGACCCGCCAGACGCAGGCCACCAAAGGCATGACTGGTGGAAGCCCGATGGAGCGTGGCTTGATTGCAGCGATGGCGGCTGAAGAGGCGCGGAAGAAAAAACTGGCATCGGATGCGGCGGCAGCGGCAGTAGCAGCGGCAGCAATACCGCCTACACCCGCAGCACCGGAGCCTGGCTTTCGCACAAGCCCGACTACGTTTGGAGTTACTCCACAAGGACTGCCAGCGGATACCCCACAAGCGGCATCCACTAATGCACGGGCGCAGTCTCCGTTTCTCCCCAAGCCCAAAAGGTAAGCTATGCCAGCAGCACTTCCACTCTCCGCGCTTTCCGCTCAAGATCAGGTCATTCAGAACCTGTTTGCCCCGCCGCAACCGTCACGCTACAACACGGGTGGCGGCGGTGGCGACAACTACGAGTTGCAGGCACTTGGAGCCAGTGGGTTGCTGGGAAACGCCGGAAAGTTTATCTCCCAGCTTTCGCGCATCCAAGAGATCAGAAAGGTGGAGGATGAAGCTAGGACGGCTGCGGAGGAGATCGGACGAATCCCACTCCTCGACCCCCAGTATCAGCAGCGCGTGATGGATGTGCAAAGCCGATTCCCGATGGCCTTTGGCACGCAACCCGTGCAAAGCGCGTTGCGCAACAACATGAGTGCGCAGGACGACATTGCCCGTCAGCAACTGGCACAAGATAAATATCAGCAGGAGCAACAGAAGCTCATGGGCAAGCAGTTCATCCGCAAATCCAGCTTGGAGCAACTGGCGCAGCTTGAGGAGCAGGCTCCGCCCGAACTGGTGGCAGAGCTTGGCCCCGACATCGAGAAACGCGCAATGGCACTGGGTGAGGCCGAAACCCTCTACCAGCAACTGCCCCCATCCCTGCGCACCAGAGTTGACCCAAGCAACCCCACCGCCGTCAAGAGTGCGCTGAACAAGCACAAGTCGCAACTGCCGCCATTCTTTTCCAAGATCAAAGACAACCCCGATGAGCAGGCCAATGCCATCATGTATGCGGAGCAGATCAAGGCACTGAAGGACAAGCAGAACGTCAAGGACTACGAGGCAACGGAGGATGAGTTTAACACCCTGACAGCGGCACAGGAAGGATTGGAAGCCTTGGTCGGGAAGAACCCACCAATCGACGCGATCATCAAAACCAAGTCCCTGCTAGGGGGCGGCGGCGGTGGCGGGGGAGACGGGAAGGACTGGAGGCCAAGCATTATTTTGAACGGCCTCACCCCTCGCCCTTGACCCCCAGCGTAAGCGTGGGACAGTGACCCCATGCCAGCTCCACTTGATTGGGCGGAGGTAGAGTCCTCCCCTTGGTTCAACGCACTGACACCATCTGAAAAATCCGCTACCCATTTGGAATGGCGGGACACGGTGTTGTCGGAACAGGAGGACTTGGATGATGACACAAAAATCAAACTTCTGGCTCTTTCCGAGTCACGCGCCAAAACGCTTGCGGGTCAGCCCCAAGACCCCGAACCACTGAAATCTTTCTACGCCGAGCGCGAGAAGAGGAATGCTGAGATCAGCCAAGGATATGAAGCCTTCACCAATGGTGAGATCGAGGACGATCCTGAGTTTGCGGCACTGGACGACACCTTCAAGGGGCGCAGGGATGCGGCCTTGGTGCGCGGCAGCTTGTTCGTCAACCCGTCTCTGGTGCTGGACAAGGACAAGTACGAAGCGGCAGTCCGAGCATCGGACGCCCCCACCTCCGAGAAAATTTTAGCCCTGACCCAGTTCAAGGATCGCAACGAACAGGCATCTCAGAACCTCGCCAACACGCTGAGTTACACGGACGAGGATTTCCGCAAGTTTGCCTCGGATGGATACAATCAGGGCAAGACCAACTCCCAAGTTGTCAGCGAGTGGAAGGCCAAGCAGAGGCTCCCTGATGGCATCTTCGGCAGCATCTTGGGTGCGGGGCGTCAGGCCAAGCTGGGATTCTCTGGTGGCCTTTCCGGCCTTGAACGGGCTGTCGGTGGTATCGGCATGGCACTTGGCGTCGGTGGCGAGCAATACGCTGCGGAATCCGGCAAAGAAGCGGCAAGCTACGCCGCTCGCCGCGAGATAGCCGGAGGAACTCCCATCATTGGCGAAGTGGCGGAGGGTGCAACGAGTCTGATCCCCACCTTGGCCGTGGGTGCGGTGGGTGCGGCGTTGTCGCCCACCCCAGCCGCTCCTGCTGCGGTTCCTTTGACCTTGGCAGCGGGTGCAGCGGCACGGGCAACACTATCCAGAGCTTTGACCAGTCTGACGGCGGGTGCGGTCACTGGTGGTCTGCAATCCGCAGGTTCGACGGTGGCAGATGCTTTTGAGATGTACAAGATGCGCGGCGACACGGATGCCGATGCTATCGGGCAAGCGCGGGTGGACGGTGCCGTGTCGGGCATTGTCACGGGTGCGGTCACAGGTCTATTCGGCGCACTGGGAACCAAGCTGGGTGCTGGCGGTGGTATTGAAACCCTGTTCCGGCGCAAGGGTGCGGAGGTGCTGGCGCAGGCTGGCGAGAAGGAAGTCAAGAACGCCTTCGTCACAGCCACCAAGTCCATCCTTGGCAATGCCACGGAGGAAGCCATCGAAGAAGGCACAGACCAGTTCATCCAAGGTCTGTATGAGGCAGCAACCCGCAGCCCAGACAAGGACTTTCAGAGCATTCTGGAAGAGACGGCACACGCAGCCAAGATCGGCGGTATCCTCGGTGGCGGTATGCAGACCATCAAGGAGGGTCTGACTTTCAAGTCGATGGTGGAGACGGCCAAGACCGATCCCCAACTGGGCGATCCGACTCAAGCTGCGGCGGTTGCGCAAGGACTGGCTGACGCCAAGCAGTTTGAGCAGGATGCAAACGAAGCCTTGGAGGCAACGGTGAATGCGGACTTGGGGCTATCTCAAGAAAAAAGGGCAGCACTTATCGCCAAACGCGCAGCCGACCAACTCCGCACCATTGGCACAGCCCCACTGGCCACCGCTGCGATGGACAACATTGCAGGCGATGCAGAGAACCGTGTGAAGCTCAACGCAGATGCCATCCGCGCCGAAGTGGTCGATGCATTCTCTCGCCCGACTCTCCCCAGTGCCGAACAGATGGTGCAGGGTGCGGGTCAGACTCTTGCGGGGTTGCCGAGCAGAGAGCAGATGGTGCAGGGTGCGGGTCAGACTCTTGCGGGGTTGCCGAGCAGAGAACAGATGGTGCAGGGTGCGGGTCAGACTCTTGCGGGGTTGCCGAGCAGAGAGCAGATGGTGCAGGGTGCGGGTCAGACTCTTGCGGGGTTGCCGGATGCTGCAACCATGGCAGCAAACGCAGCAGCACAGCTTCGGGCTGTGGCGAACAACACCGCTACGCCGGAACAGGTTGCATCTCTGACCGAACAAGGTTTGACCCGTGTGGTAGACGGGCAACCTGTAATCACGGATGCGGGGTTGTCGATGCTGCCCCAAGATCAGCAACCTCCGCTCAGTGAGGCGGAGAGGGTTGCCGAGATTAAAGCGGCACCACCACCCGTTGCCAAGACTAAACCCCAGACCCCGTGGAAGGTGCTGTCCACCAAGGGCAAGGTGAAGAGGCTAAAAGACACGGCCAACCCAGAACTGGAGAGCATCCTCTACCCCATTATTCGAAGTGGCGGCATTGGTAGATATAGCGCCGAGCAGAAAAGGGAGCAGATAGCCGAAGGCAAGTATTACGGGGACACAGACAGCCTAGCTACAGGCAGACTGAATGCCTTCTGGGACAAAGAACTGTTCAATGTGGGCAGTCAGTCCACACTTGATTCGATGGCACAGGATTTGCATGAGCAGGGCTACTTCCCTGGCTTGGATGTTAAGGATGTCACCACAAAAATGCTTTTGGATAGAATCGAAGAAGCGATTGTTATTTACGAAGAAGCCAACCGAAATGAGGGGCTTACCGATGCAGAGGTGAGGGATCAGAGGAACGAAAACCTGAGCGAGCAACAGGCCATCGCTTTTGGTGAAGCAACCAAAAAGCAGGAAGGCAAGACAGAGGTGTCTGTGGCCGATCTCCAAGTTGGCGACAAGATGATGGTCGATGGTGAAGAAGTCACCGTGTCTGGCCTGAACTACGACGAGGACGGATACACCACGTCCGTCCAACTCCGCAGTGGAACCCGCTTTGGGATGCAGTCCGTCTATGTTGGCGACAACAGCGAGAACACCCTCTTCGTGGATGAGATCACCCGCGCCCCCGAAGAACCCGTGTCGGACTTCTTAGAGGGGCAAGATGTGGACGAGGAAGCCCCACCAGTCCCCGCAGCCGTCAAAGCGGATGATTTGCCGCCTATCCCAGTGGGACACATCAGATTAACCCATTCCACTAGCGCACAAGTGGTCGGCAAAATTCTGCAAAGTGGCCGTTTTAATTTTGGGGATGTGATAGACACAACCACGGACTCTTTTTCAAGCAATGAGGATGTGGCGAACAGGCTGAACACAAGTGAGTCTGGGGCATTTTCCCGTGCCAAATTTGGGGACAAAGTGATACTCATGGATGTTACTTTTGAGGAGTATCGTAAACTACGCACGTTCTCCAAAGACAACCCAGGTTTTGTTCCAGCCAGCAGCATTGCCGCAATCTATGATTTGCAGACAAAGCAAATCTCTGCGCCACAAATAGAAAGCGCGACAGAAGGGGAACTCTTTGATGTCGAACCCACCAAGGGGAAACGCCCCAAAGTGCGCGGCGAAACTGATAAGGCCCAAGTGCCGCAGGAAGATTTGCTTGGCGAAATGGCCAAGGCCAAGGCTGAGAGCGAAGCCGAACGTGCGCAGACCAAGATCGACTTGGAGCAAGAGCAACCCGCAACACCGCCACCCACCGATGAACTGGTTCCTGAACAACGAGATGAACCCCCTGCCGCCGAACCTGAAGCCGCTGCCGCTGCCGAGCCTGCTGCCGCCGCAGAAGAAAAGCCTGCCGCCCCAGTCACAGAGCCTGCCGTCGCAGTTCAAGGTGGTGCGGTTGTTGATGCAACCGAGGAAGTAGCCCCTGCAACGAAGAAGATCGAAGCCATCCGCGCCAAACGGGATGATGTAGCCGCCCGTTTGCGCAAAAAGCTGGGTCAGTTCAATACTGGGATTGACCCCGAAGTAGTAGCCATCGCGGCAGAACTGGCAGCAACCTACGTCGAAGAAGGCGTGGTGCGCTTTGCCGACTTTGCCGTGCAAGTGCGCAAAGATTTTGCGGACATCTGGGACAGGCTCAAATTCTATCTCAAATCCGGCTGGGAATCAGCATCTACACAGTTCCCTGAAATCGAAGAGGTGACACGCGATCAGGCGCAACGGGCCATCGCCGCTGCCGACGCCATCAGGGTGGCAGAGCCGGAGGTGAAGGAGGAGGAAACACCCGCGCCCAAAGATGAGCCAGCACAAGACACTGGTAAGACCAAATCCGAGGACGAAGCCGCTGCCGAGGGTGCAGCCGACACGTTTATCCCGCCGTCTGAAGGTCAGGGGCCACCGAAGGAGGCAGACCTGTTGCAGAATGTCGGTTTCGGCAAACACCAATACACTGGCGTCCGAGATGCTACGTTGCGTGACCCGCAGTTCATGTTTGGTGCGTTGTTCGATGACACGGCCATGGCTCAAACCTTGGCAGGTAAAAATGCCCAGCGTTTGAGGGATGTGCGCAATGTCGTCAGCCGGATGAATGGCTACCGCGAATATCAAAGGGTGATGAATATGTCACCCGAAGAGGTAGCTGCGGAGAACGCCAAGCTCGCAGATGAGCTTGATCAAACGGTGGCCGACCTACGCAGCAAAGACTTCTTTGTGGACGTTCGCCCAGATGGGCTGATCAGCATCCGCCTCAAACCTGAACAGAAAGAAAAATATGAAGACCTCATCCGCAGCAACAACATCCAATGGTCAAACCAGCTTGCCGCATACGTCAGCGGTAGAAGCAGCACTATTATCGCGTTTGGGCGTGATGTCAGTGACCGATTGGCCGGACGACCAGTTGCTTATGAACGAGCAGCCAGCCAAACCGAAGCCCGAATCACCGCAGATCGAATCCGAGCAGAGTTAGCGCAAGCCGATGACGAATCCATTCTCGATGCCAAAGAGGTGGACGCTTCCGT